GATCTGCTTCTGCCAACACTGATTGTTTACCATTGGTCATCTCAGACTCTTCATATGTAAATCCTTCTCGCTCCTTCTGCGCAAGCCATTCAAAAGCCTCTTTAGATTTACTCCTGTATGTTCGTAAAGTTATGATTGTTTCAATGTGTTCCATGTCTTACAGTTTACTTTTCAAAGCGTTGTAAATATTCTGTTGAGTCTTTATTGCTTGTTTATATTCGTGCAATGAATTAAAGTCGCCAACATTATTATAAAGTTCATGAAGTTTATCTCCAGCTTTAATTACTTCATCCTTCTCAGAGAGTAGCTTTAAAAGCGCGATAACATGCCTTACGTTCTCGTTCAGGTCAATAGGTGGGTTTTTGTTCAACTTTTCTGTAATTTTCAGGACTTCTTTCTCTATTTTCAAACCCTCCAAAACTACAGAAGAATACAGTGCCTATAGGATATTTCTCATTTGCTTCTTTTACTAATGTCTCTTTCTCATGTTTTTCCATTATTTCTATGTTTTAAAAAAGCCCAAAATCCCCTGTCTCTAATTCTTAAAGACATTTCATGTCTAAAAGAAAAAGGCAACCCTTTTATATAGGATTGCCTCTTTGCAATTTCTGATAATGACATATATTAAGGAATGAACACTCCTCCGTTTTTAATTGCGTTTCTTACAATAGCTTTCATACGTGCGATAGGATTTTTATATTTATAATAAAAGTTCCTATCACATTCATTAATTTGTTTATATGACAAATGTGCCATATGAAATCTTCCTTCAAAAGCCCTCTCCATTAGCATTTGTTGTTCAATGGAAAATAATTCATTCAAATATGTTAAATGAGTAGCATCCCTTTCTCCAGCTATTCCATTTAAATATGGGTGTTCTGACCCATACCATTTCACTGAAAGATTGTTATTTCTCCATACAGAAGCAAATAATATAGCACCCCTTTGACATACTTTACATTGTTTCTTTTTCTTATTTTGTGATTTCAAAATAGCCTGTAAATCTCCATCTTCTAGTTTACAATCATCATATCTAAGTACTCTTCCATTATTAGCTATAATTCTTTTAGCTTCTATATGTTTTAGTACATCTTTTAAGATTTCTATTCTTTTCTGTTCAATTGTTTTTTCTTTGGTTTTCATGTTTTCTATGTTTTTATGTTTGTTTTCCAACTCCAATGTTTTTCTTTTACAAATTGATATGGGTTCTTAACATCAGGAAGGTATTCCCAATGCCATCTTTCCTTCTTTACTGTCCTTACAAAGCCGAATTTTAAGGCATTTTCTTTAAGCCAATTAAATGTCTCTTTGTCAGATGTATCAAAATCAAAAGCTATTCCCAGTTGATGAGCACTCCAACCTGGTTTTGCTGTTACAGGCGAAAATTTAGTGCTTTTTGCTGTTAATAAATATGTTGTGTCTGTTTTATGTTTTCTATGTGCATTTCTCTTTCTACATTCTAATTGTTCCTCAAATGTCCTATAAGCAGAATTAACTTTAATTTCTACGCTATCTGACATTGCTGAATCAAGCATCACTTCCAGTATTGTATACATTTCCTTTGTGACCTTTAGGCCTTCAAATTCGTATACAACAGCTGAATCCACAACTACACCACTATCATACAGGGGATAATATTGTTCAATAATGAGAATTGGTTCTTCAACATAGAAAATAATGTCTTTTAAAGGGTTTTCTGTTGCTGTACTAACCGTAGTTAGAAACAAAATACATAACATCCATAGTTTTTTCATATTTGTTCTTTTCGTGAAATATAGACATAAAATGAGGACAAAGATACGAAATTGTTCTTTGTCCTCCAAGTCTGCCAATTTGACAGAAATGCTAAATTTACGTCATTTTAAGCGTTTATAACCATATTAGTTATAACATTAAGCAGGTTACATACCCACTAATTCTTCAATTTCCTCCTCAATTGTCTTATCTGATACAGGAATTCTAAACCTATTAGCATCAAAATATTTATAAGGAAGCTCATCTGGTCCAAGTGTTATTTCTTGTAGTTCAAAGCCTAATATACCTCCCTGTACATTACATTTTGTGGCATTTAGGACATGATAAATTTCTCCCTCTTTAATCCATTTATTTACAGAAATTATTTCCATAGTTATTGTACGTTTTTATAATTATCAGGAAATTCTCCACCATCCCGTTGGGATAGAATTTTCATATTCTTCCATTGAACCTTCTTGGAAATAGCTATCATATATCTCTCCATTTTCAGAATAGGAAATATGTCGGCTGAACATTGTTATATACTTTCCTCTGTTAAATAATGTTAACATTTGCTTAAATGTTACATTTGTATGGTTAGGGGTGTATTCTGTTTCCAGCATATTATTAACTTTTGCCAGCATATTAATAACTTTCTTACATTCAAAGAATGACAAACCATCCCTTATATCCAGTTTTATAAGACTATTAATAAGTTTTAAAGCTGTAAAAGGAACACTAAAAGCACTACAAATGGCTACAGCTGCACAATTTCCATATTTAAACTCTTCTTTAGAGGGGTGTACAATTATAACAGCTTTCTTTTCAGGCCTTTTAGGAGAATGTATATCTCTTCTACTTCTTCTAATTGGAGCAAAATAAACGTCATTATAACTATTTATTCTGGAATGTCTTGAATTAAAGTTTCCCTTCATACATTCATTTATTTTGCTCCAATTTATTTCGATAGTTCTTGTAAGATCATTTTCCTGTGAAGTCATAAACAATAATTTGCTCTTTAAAAGGAGCTTTAGGAAGCCTATTAGTCATAAACCTTACTTTATAGTCCTTGCGTGCAGTGACTTTTTGAAAATCTGTCTTTTTCATAAATTAGTCTTCTAAAACAGAAAAACCTGGTTGAAGTTGTGCTTTAATGGCCAATGTGGCCTCTTTTGCATTATTTCCATGTATATACATGATTCTATTCTTTCCAGAATAAGAGGTTGTACATTCATAATAATTAGCTAATTTGATTACATCTGCTTTCATTGTTGTTTCTGTTTTAAATTTAGTCATAAATTAGTTAGTTACAAGTTCTAATGTTTCGCTCCTTTTTAATATTTCTTTAGCTTCTTCAATACCTATCATTTCAACAACTGAAGGCGGTAAATCTACCTCAAATGAGAATTCTGGTAGATTTAATCTCTCTAAATGGTCATGTTTTAGTTTATCAAACTTATTAATAAATCGATCAGCTTCATTTGGTAATGCAATTTGAGAAAGATTCAAATTTTCTGAATCTGGGTATATTTCTCCATATATAACACAAGCTCTTGGAAATATTTCACGAACAGCTAATGCTATAGCACAATTTTTAGACGTATCTTTAGGGTTTAATCCTACACCACAGAATATACTTCTCTGTAAGACATCTTTGGTTACTTTAATTAATATTTTCATTCTCTTATGTGTTTAGTTTCTGACGAGTAAAGAGGTTTTCCCTTATGTTTTCCAACATATCTCTTTACAACAACTTCTTTTGTGACTTTATCATTCCAGGTTCCTTTAGAAATGACTGTTGTGCTTACAATGTCTCCTATGTTCATATTATTTCCATGTTATTTTAGTACAATATTTTCCTCTTATAGCTCCTATAAAATCGCCTGTTTTCTCTGCAAATGATTTATAATCAGGATTATATGGTTTTTCATCCCTTTTGTCTTTGATTTTTTTACATAAGAAATAGATTCCTATACAAACTCCAATAAATATACTAACTAGTAATAAGCCTGTAGAGAAGTATAGAATAAATTTTACAAATACATTTAAATCTTGAGAATAATCACCAATGAGAACTTGTCCTACTTTTGTAATAATAACAGAGAATAGCCATAAAATAATTCCTATAACAAATTTTCCTATAAATAGTTCTTGTCTTCCTACAACAATTCTACCTGGAACAACTATAGGAGCAAGTAATATTGCAAATAAAGATCTCCAAAAGAAAGTACATACATCATTTGGAAAATTTCCATGCATCCAGTTATAGTATCTGGCAAACCAATTGTTTTTGTTTAAATTCATATATTTTCTAGTTTAAATTATATTTATTCTTATCTGGAGGATCTTTTAAAAGGGCTATAATCACTATGATTATAATACTCATTATTATGAATTTTTCCATATTAATTGTGTCCAAATACTACATAGCCCATTTTTGTTTCAATCTGAGTCCATTTAGCAAAGCCTTGTGTAAAATACCCCTCATTGTTCTGAAAAGCTGTAGCTTTTTCAACTTCTAATTGTAAAGCTTGCCATTCAGATGCCTCAATCCATAAGCATTTATCGAGAGCTTGTCTTTTACATGCCTTTATCATTTCTAGGTCATTTTTTGTCCACATAATTAAAAAATTAATGCTCCTTCTTCAATTTCTTTAATAAACATCATTACGGGCTCATCATTCATGTTTAAATGTGTAGGGTATTTACTACCTGTTTTCAATAAACCTGCTACAGGGTTATATATTCCCTTTTCTGTAATATTCACCTTCTTTAATGTCACTTTGTCTTCATGATTAACCACTTTTGTAACAATAGCAGGTGTCATTGTATAATTATGCATGAAAAGCTTCATCTGTATCTATTTTAGTTAATTCTACTTTAGATTTTCTTCTTTCTGAACGATTTTTAAAATAATGATAGTCTCCATAACCACCAAAAGTTCTCCAATAGGGAGCTAATATTTTCTTTAATTCAGCTTGTTCTTTTAGTAACTGTGTATCAAGTTCTCTAGCATGGGTTATCGTTCTTTTGTTGACTTTCACAACTAAATAGTGATATGGGATGTTAATTTCCCAACAATCTTGAGCTCTTCCCCATGCTGAATTAACAGATTCTTTCTTAAAATAAGTGAAGAATGTCTTTTCTTGAGGGGTTAAACTATTAAATTCAGCCTCTGTTAATATTTTGATATGGGGACTATCATGATAATAATATTGCTGACCTCTTGCTAAAATAACTCTAACGTTCTGTAAAGTAGGTTTTTTCCTTATTTCACTAACAATTTTAGGACTTCTTGTCCAATTATCTCTTCCAAACCTATCAATTAATGATTTAATAATAGGCCCTTTAGCACTCCTCATTAAGTCATCTCTTAAAGCAATAGAAAGAATCCAACCTGATTGATAAGGTTCTTTTAATAGCACTTTAGGGGCTTTTCTTAACAATTTATATATTTCATTAAGTCGTTTTTCAGCTTTAATGAATTTCTTATAAGTTAATTCGTATTTATCGTGCTTCATATTGTATTTATTCAAGCCAATCTATAAACCTATCTTCTATATCAATAGAATAATTTTTTCCTGTTATTATATACATTACACCTAATACAAAGTGTATAAAGAATAGGCATATTTCTGTTACTATACCTATTCTTAAGAATTTCTTTAATGTTTTCATAAAAATAAAGCCAGTATTCCAAATATATAGAGGATTTAACAAGAATCAAGTGTACCAACCTCCTACATACCATGCGCTGGCTCTCCCCCACATGTGGAAATGTTTTTAATTATCTAATAAGTATAAATATTCACATCCTGGAGATTTCATTTCTATTAATGCTCCTAAACATGCATCAGAAGCCTGTTTTAATACATCATCTGTTGTACATTCTATTAGTTTAGCTATTTCTGAAGAGTAAAAGCCAACATCCCCATGGAAAGTGTCGTAGCAATAACCCGAAGCAACAAAGACCAGCCCACAAGAAGAAAGTTTTCTGTCTAAATTTTGACATAAATTCCAAGCATCATCTAAATTATCTACTTCTTTTAACTCTTTTTCTATTTCTGGAAAATGTTTGTTTGCTATTTTGGAAATTATATTATTAATAAGCTTTATTCTCAATCTTCTAGTAAATTCTAATTGGTCTAAAACATTAGAATTTAACTGAGCTATACTAAGTTTTATCATACCTTCAGCTCTGGTTTTATTAGAAGACCATTTTGAATCATTTAAAGATATTTTAAAATTTCTTATCTCTTTTCCAACACATGGAGGATTATCCCCATGTGGTAGTCCATAAGCATAGCATACAGCTGCTTCAATACACATTTCACCTGGTATTTGTTTACCAAGACCTGTAGAAAGTCCACATTCTACTGTTTCTTTGACTTTTATAGCTATTTCTTTTGTTAATTCCATAATGATGAGTTTAATATTAATAATCTTATAAAATGACCCCTCCTGATAGAGGGTTGATTTTAAATGAGCGTTTATTAAGGTCATGTTCAAAGAGCTCTTTCTTTCTCAAGGAGTCTTTGAAATTCTCCTTTATTTGGAATTTCTGTCTATTGGTCAGATTTCTCCATTTTAATGATATTGTTAACATATTATTTTAATTTTTATTATCTTCAATATTAAACCATCCTACCACAATTCCTAATCCTACAATGGCCGAAAAGCCATAAATACATTCTCTTCTATAAGAAGGTTCAAAATCAGAAGTAAAGAATTTATAAATACACCTTACTTCACCAATTATAGCCAACAGCCACAATATGATGATAATTATTGATTTTTTCATATTAAAATTGTTTAATTCCTAATGTCTTTAATGTAATATTTACATGTTTCTTCTCTATTTTCTCATCAGATGGACGTATAGCATATCCTTCAGTATATGTAGCTTTTGTTGACGTCCAGTAATATGTATTTAATGTATGTGTTTTAAGCACATTAGAGGCTGTTAGAAGCTCCCATTCTTCAATTGATGGAAGCCACCAATTATCAACAGAACATTGTCCTGCTGCATTATTAAGACCACATTGGGCTATTATAATCTCAGTATTATATCTTCCTTCTACATTGAATTGTGATAAGGGGATATTTTCACAACCCCATGTATAAGAGCCTATTTCTTCTGATACTATATAGCCATGTTGTTCTCCTGAAACATATTCAGGGTCTGTTTCTTTAAAAATGTAGAAAATAAGCCCATTTTCATGTTTCTGTCCTATTTCTAAGGACATTAGTTTACTAACAGGCTCTTCTTGACAACAGAACAACATAGCAGATAGAATGATTATAAAAACCACTCTAACAATGTTTAATAAATGTTTCATATTGTTACAAAATAAAGTATACATTCAGCAAAATCGCTGCTTTCTTCAGTCCACTTAAAAATGATGTTAAGTTCACCAATTCCCTCAATCTCTACATTGTTTTCAGTAATTAGTTTCCCATTACAGCCTATTGTATAGAGACTCATAATCGTGCTTTTAAACATTTCATTGTGTCATTTATTAGCTTTATTCTTGGTTTCTTCTCCCATTTAGGGAACCAGAACTCACCTCCTATTATAGGATATACAACTTTAGGTTTTTTCAGTCCTAATGTATATAATTTATAGAAACGATGTATTTTCTCTTCGTCTGCTAATGTTAGAACAATAGAACAAATTCCAGGATGAATACTCATTTGTTCCTCAGGAAAATAATAGTCTTTGTCTTCTTTTAATGTTTTTTTAATGAGTTTAAGAATCTTTATCTTATTCTCAATACTATTTGCTTTCAATGGCATATCATTTCTTTTTTAATGTATAAACAATAGATATAAGAATACTAATAACAAAAGCTATTAGTATAACTTTCCATATTACAAGCAAAACAGCTCCCACTACCCATAAGAATAGAAATGTCATTATTAGTCTTATAAATAGAATTAATAGAATAAGTATATCTAATACTTTCATATAAATTTGGTTTAAAAAACAAAAAGAGAGGTATGGCTGTAATAAATTAATATACAACCACCATACCTCCTCTTTTCAAAATGAAATAGTATATTTCAGAGGTATGCACAAGCTATAACTCCGTGATGCCCTCTAATCATCTTTAATATAATGGACTCTATCACAACTTCCTCTGATAAAGGAAGTCCAGACGTTTACCCCATTTATCAGACGGGCGTTTATCGCTGTATTGCAATATTTTATACTACTTCTACAAGAGATACGCAACAGGGAGTAAAATCTAATACCCACCATTCTTCTTTATGTTTGATAATATTGTTATGATGAAGATCTGTATGAACTATACCCTTATCTAATAACCATCCCAATAAAGAGATAGAATACAATCATATCATAATGTAGCATTACTGGCTTATTTATCGCATATGCAATGAAGCATAAGCCTGAAAATATTGCTGTTCTCATATTATTTGTTATATTCTTCAGTTAGCTCAAATACAGGATAATCACAATAACCAGATGGTATCACTTTAATTGCATCTGATATAGAATTGCCCTTAATAACAAGTGCTTCTTGTAAAGCTAATATTATATCTGAACCACAGTTATTAACATCAATGGCCACTTGATTAGGCTCTAGACCATCAAGAAACACATTAGCTTTGGTTATTTGCGCTCCATCTTCAGTATCATTAAGGATGATACATTTATTCTTTCTTTTATTAGCGGCAAATGTTGTTACACGAATAGTGCATTTCCAATCTTTATATTTCATATTATATAAGGTTTTTATCAAATTCTATTACATTATCTTCTTTAACAAATATTGTTTTATTGAATATTTTATTGTTTTTACAGACCATTTCCAACTCACTACAAGTATGAGATCTTGATGGATCAATAGGAAATTGTACACCATCTAGACAGAATATTATTTGATCAACTTTCAAACATGTAGCTCTAACTACTTGAGTTATACTATTACATGCCATCCAAACATCCCCTCCTATAATATCCTTGAAATTATGATAAGAGGCTATAAATGAGTTATTTACAGTCTTTTTATTATCAAAATGTCTGAATGTATCTGTTCCAAATATACCCAAAACAATACATTTCTCTTTAATTACAATATCTGTGGTTTTCATACATTAATAGGTTTAATCCAATTATTGGATAGAGGAAATGACTCATTTTTATCATAAGAGGTAGTAATCCATGTATTACCTTTCTTATTAGTATATGTATTTAAAATAATAACCTCAATAGGTTTAATAGGTCTAAAATCAGCTATTGTTTGTATTACTTTATCACCTGTTTTCATATTTAATGCTATTAAAGAGTGTAAAAAGAGAAAAGAGCCAATCATCACATATCTGAGGTTAGCAAGCTAATTCCTAGCTCTTTTCTTTGTTAATGTCATAAATGGAGGCATGTACACACCTCCATAAATTAGTTCCCTAAGCATAATAAGGGGAACATACGTTCTTAATGCTTATGCTGCATGTGTGTTCAAATGCAATTCCATATATAAGCCAATAATGGCAGGAATAGCAAATACAAGGGTAATAATAGCCCATACAATTATGTTCTTTTTCATATATTTGTTTGTTTTAGTGTTTTTTGTTGATAAATTAATGGTTTAAAATAACTCCCACAAGGTTGCACCTTGAATAATATTCCATTTACGTGTTGATGGATGAGCCAAGTTTTATCTTACTTCTCAGTCAAATACTCCGCTACATGTTATATAATAAATACAAGTTTGATTCCAAGCAAAGTCTTGTATCATATCTAATAGTCTATCTTGGGAGACTATCCTGCAATTGGATGAGAGTTATGTGTTTAATGCTATAGTTTATTGAATGTCTTATTATATGAGGCTTTATATTACAAGGTATTTAAAGAGAAATAAGCCTAATACAGCCTATTTCCCTTGTTTATTCCAACATTTTACTCAAAGTCATATGTCAAAGCATCATCGTTTGACATAATAACACCATATATTATACACATATTATTGAGGTTTAGTTGTTTTTAGTCATTAGTTCCCATATATCAGTTTATTAATATATGAGAATATTTTATTCTATATATAAAGGAGTGAGTATGCCCACCCAGCAATGAGCCCACCCACACCTATATCTGTATAATAAAGAGGAGCCCATTAAGAGCTCCTCATTATCTTATTACCAAGGAATTTCTTCAAGTGCTGTCACTTTCTCAGTAACTTTCACTTTCTTCAGGCTAGCAATACTAACACCTTCAGTAACCTCACCACCTGGCATAGTGATGAAAGGTGTTCCCTCTTCCCCCTCAAGCACTTTTTGTCCAACAGCATAAGCTAAAAGCTCTTCCTTAGAAGCTCCATCAGCCTTAGCCTTGCGCAAATGATTACTCAGGTTAGTAGAACATGTAACAACAGCACTCTCACCAGCCTCATTCTCAGCAATGATAACAACACGCTTTGTGCTGTTAAAGTTAGGCTTAGAAAGCTTCACTGTGCCTTTAGCACCAATTTGCTCTGCAAGTGTGCCCAAATCAGTCAGATTAGCTGCACCCTCATACTTCTTAAATTCAATCATAATTTTCGTTTTTAGTTTTAATTAATGGCGGGAGTGTCCCCAACTCCCCAATTCTAGGTGGGGTGGACAGTTGGGAGTACTCACCTCTCCTTTTCATATAAAAAATTCCAAAAATAAAAAAATTTATAACAAAAATACCCTTTTACTTGTTTTTACAATATTCATTCGTACATTTACCTTATGAATACATTTTTACGCCCGTCACTAAGTCTCTATAGCCAGCATTTATATGCAGGACAGGGGAATAGTGTATAGGCGTTAATAGAAATAACAATATACAGCCCCTGTTCTTAATTGAGCAGGGGCTTTTTATTTATATAAGGTATTGGAGGAGTTTGCAGTCCTCGCCTCCCTTGGAAGGAGGAGAACGCTGGTTGAAATCCAGAAATTTTGGATCGTTACCAAGTGGTTCCACATATACACGCTTAACTCAGGCTGGTCAGAGTACTTGCATTACAAGGAAGGAGTCGGGAGTTCAAATCTCTCAGAGTGTACAGGTAGTTTTGGAGGTTCTTGGGTAAAAACCTTTTCCATGTAGTATACGCATAAATGGTGGTGCTCCTTCCTTCCAAGTAGGAATAGAGTCAGTTCGATCCTGACATACTACACTTTTCCCACCTTATTAAATTAATCTTGTAAATTACTTGTTTTATAACTTATAAAGAATTAACTTTGTAGGGTGGTAATAATTTTGTTAAATGATACCTATAAAATATAAGAAAGAAAAACCTTGTTTTATCTGTAATATAATAAAACCTCGTTCTGAATTTAATTGTTATCAATATAAATGTAAAGAATGTGAAGGAAAAGACCTATTTAAATGTATAAGATGCAAGGAGATAAAGGAAAGAAAATACTTTTCAAAAGATAGGAGTAATAAATCAGAGGTACATGGATCTTGTAAAAAATGCAAGAATAAAATAGCGAGGAAGAGAAAAAGAAAGTATAAGAATACTGTAATTAAACTAGTTAGAATGAGGTTTAGAGACATGTTGAGAAGATGCGGAAAGGAAGCTAATAATAAAAACATGGTAGAATTAGGTTATACAAAAGAAGATTTTATCAATAAATTTCCTAAAATTGAGAAAGGATTTGAAGTAGACCATTGTATCCCTTTAAGTTGGTTTGAAGAAGGAACACCTATTTATATAAGTTGTTCTTTATCAAACCTTCAACTTTTAGATGCAAAAACAAATAATTTGAAGAAAAATTTTTATTGTCATATACCTTCTGATAGTCAATATGTTACAGAAGCTTTGAAATATATTAGAAAAGAATATTTGGAAAACTTCTAAAACTGACGTAACTTTGGGGCAGGGTGGATGGGTTTTGGGTAGGTAAGAGAGGATAGATGCTCCCGAGAACAGAAGAAAGAACAGGGACAGAAAACACCTCCTCTAATTAAAATAGTTATTTAGGGGATGGTGTGTCAAATAAGGAATAGTTTGAATATTCTGCAAAATAATTTGGAATTTTGCAGAAAGTTTCTTATATTTGTATATGAGTAAATTGTGTCCCAAGTGTAATACAGATAAAGAATTATCAGAATTCAGACCTAATTCTAAAAGAAAAGATGGATTACAGGCTTATTGTATATCTTGTGATAAGGAATTTCAATCAGAATGGTATTTGAAAAACAAGGAAAAATGCATCAAAAAGGCCAAGGAACGAAATAAGAAATTTGAAGAAATAGGAAAGGGTTATATTATCAATTATTTAAAATCTCATCCTTGTGTAGATTGTGGAGAAGGTGATATAGTAGTTTTGGAATTTGATCATCAAAAAGATAAGAAATATGCAATTTCTGAAATAATTAGAAAAGGATATAAATTAGAGATCATTCAAAAAGAAATAGAAAAATGTGAAGTTAGATGCGCTAATTGTCACAAAAGAAGAACAGCAAAGCAGTTTAATTGGTATAAAATAAGACCACTTACCTAATATTGGAAGCAGGGTTAGTCTGCAAAACTAACTTAATAAGAGTTCGATTCTCTTAGTGGTCTCAAGAAATCGAGCATAATATAGCAATTATTTATAACAATTCTTGTTATTTATAAAAAACACTCGTATATTTGTATTTAATTACGTATGGACACAAGAAAAACCATAATACAGAAAATAGGTCTTACAGAGGAGGATGCTCTTGCTATGGCCAGAAGATATTATTCTGTTCTATCAGCTATGAGTAATTCCTCATTAACAGAACGGGAAATACAACTTATAGCCTTTACAGCTGTGAGAGGGAACATTTCATATTCTACGAATAGAGAGGAATTCTGTACTCTATACAAGAGTTCTTCTCCCACAATAAACAACATTATATCTAAGCTTAAGAAACTAGGCCTATTGGTAAAAGATGGTGGAAAGATAAAAGTGAACCCTTTGTATTTATTAGATTTTAATAATAACTTGGTTCTTCAACTCTCTCTGTTTCATGGATAAACCAATATCAATGTCCGTAAAGGACTATTTAATGAGGAAAATGTCTGTAAGGACAAATAAGTCATTAAAAACCATAGAAGCCGTTATAGAGTATCAGTTACAGGGAGCAAACGATGCCTTAAAGACAGCCAATTCAATAGAGCTATCAGGGTTTGGGAAATTCCTATATAATAAAAAGAAGGCCCAAAAGAAACTAGATAAACAATATATGAAGGTAGCTTATTGGGAAAGTCAGCTTCTAATGCCTGATATAACAGAAGCTAAAAGGAATAGTTATTCTGTTAAGCTGGAGAATACGTATAAAGTAATAGAAAGTATAAAACCAAAATTACATGGAGATTGCACAATTTCTGGAGGGTTGGAGGAACAAACTACTACCACCGAAGGACTTGAAAGAGATGATAGAGAAAGTCTCGAAGGAGAGAATGGAGATTTGCAGGGTATGCAAGTTTAATTCAGAGAATAGAAAGAAGGAGGGATATAAAACTGTACGTTTAGACGAACATTGTACAAATTGTGGTTGTACACTCTCAGCAAAAACAGCCTGTCTATCCTGTGAATGTCCATTAGAAGAAAAGAAGTGGAATGCAGTTACTAGTCAAGAAGAATATGATAGAATCAAACAACTCATCGGAGAACAAGGAAGTAAAAATCAGGAAAGTGCCCATTGAGGCAGTTCTTTCTCTTTTAGGAAACCTCTATAATAATGGTGTAGACTTTGTTGACCTTCATGGAAGAATAGGAATAGATGAGGATGTATTAGGAATTTCGTTTTCAAAAGACTATATGGACCCAGAATATGCAGAAGGATTTGAGGACATGGATGGAGAAAACCTTTCAAATGATGAAATAAAAACAACAAAACTATCAGATGATGATATAAATGCCTTATTATAAATGAAACCGAACAAACCAAATTATTATAATGAAATCCTTTCCTGTTTACAGGAACTAAAAACTTTATTCCCAGACTATTCAATGGGAAAACACCTCTCCACAATCACCGATGAATACGGTGATATATGGGGCATATCAGACAAGGAGCTTTCTTACGCTTTAAAGAAATACAAAGCACAACTGGAAATGTATGTCCCTACACATGAAGAGGACATTGAAGATATTATAAAAGATGGAATGAACCTTTCAACCTCCTCATTAATACAACAGGACGAGGAATAAAAAACATTAAATTAACTACATAATGGCAAAGCAAAAGGCTCTTTTAATAGAATATGAATTGGATTTCCTTGAAAAACAACTTCAGGAATTAAAAAAATATATAGAGGCCAACCCTCTTTCTGAACTTAAGGACAGAATGGCCTATAAGGAAACTAAAGGAGGAGGTGTAATTCCTATTTGTGTAGCTAATAAAGAAACACAAAGAAAAGACCTATCTCAGGCTCTTAAAGATTATGCTGAAATCTTAAGAACAGTGGATATGATGAGAGAGAAAGAAGATGCTAAGAAAGAAGCAAGGGGTTCAGCAACAGTTCCTCATAGAATGCAGTAATGGAAATTAAAACTACAGAATTTTTCAGGAATATGAAGAAACTTCCTCCCATTGGGAGTGAGGAGTTTAATCAACTTGTTAAATGGGAAGAACAGAAGATTAAAGGAGGTGTGACAGTAAATGGGGTATTTATTCCACCCTGGCTTTATTGGCACCTCAATCATTGGAAGATTCGTGTAGATGCTACAGATGAATATGGTAATGAAATAAGAATAGAAGACTACCCACAATTACGTGATAATGAATGGATAAGAGCAGAAGCTCTTGAGAGATGTAGAGTTGAGAAACTTGGCTACATGGAAATAGGTGGGAGACAAGGCGGCAAAGAATTAGCTGATTATGAGCTTCTTATAAAAGATAATGAAGTAACCTCTATTGGGAAAGCTAAAGTGGGGGATAGTATATATTCAAAAAGTGGGAAATTAACAACGATAACAGGTGTTTTTCCACAAGGAATAAAACCCATTTATAGAATGTACTTAATAGATGGTCGAACTATAGATTGTGGGTTGAATCATTTATGGGAAGTTTATGATTGTAAAAATGTTAGGTTGATAAAAACAACAAAGCAATTAATAGACTCTTCTCTGTCTTTTAAACATAAAAGATCTGGTAGTTCTTATAAATATGCATTACCTAACACTGAAGAGGTACAGTTTTCCAAAAAAGAACTACCTATTCCACCATATGTTTTAGGAGCTTTACTTGGAGATGGTTGTACAACAAAAGGCACTAATACTATAAATTGTTTAGATTTAGAAATTATAGAACAATTTAAACTATTGTTATTTGATTACGAAATAAAACAAAATCCTTATACAGATAAATCTGGTAAGAAGTATTTATGTAATCATACAATAGTTTATAAAGGTACAGTAAAAAGCTTTCATAATGAAAATCCTTTAAATCAAAGTTTAAAACAATTAAGTTTAAAGTGTAAAGCTCCTTTAAAATTTATTCCAGAAATATACAAATACTCCTCAATTGAGGATAGGTATGAACTTATTAGAGGATTATTGGACACAGATGGTTCTATAAATGAAAAAGGTAGTATAGAAATAAAATTGAGTTCAAAACAGCTTATTAATGACATTGCTTGGGTACTCAGAAGTTTAGGTATACAATGTAGACAAGGTACTCTAGATACAATAGGTAAAATACAGGTATTACCTAATAATCATGAATTTATATCAGATCATTTATATTACAGATTATATATAAAAACAGATAAACCTATTTTTAAATTAAAAAGAAAATTAGGTAGAATAAAACTTAGAAAAAGAAGAAATATAACTTCTATAACAAAAATAGAATATTTATATGATTATCCAGCAACCTGTATAACTGTAGATAGTCCAGATCATTTATTTTTGACAAAAGATTTTATAGTTACTCATAATTCAGAAATGGAGGCTTCTTATTTTGGTATGAATGCAATCACTTTTAAGCTAACACAGAACATTATAGTTTGTGGTAATGACTATGATTTGTCCCTTTTAAAAGATAAGGTTGATTTTGGACTAAAGAATATATGGGAGGGACTTAACATTCCTCGTTTAGATAAGACATGGAAATCTAACCAAATACGTTTAGGGTATAAGAAACCAAATGGAGATGACGATATTTGGTCTTATATAGTTATCCGTAATGCCAAAGATGGACATAATACAGAGGTGGCAGCAGGTACAACAGCTAAGTCTTTTATAATGGATGAGGTTGGAAAGTATGCATTTGCACAGGTATTTGAAGCAGGGGTTCCTGCAATGAAAGGAGAAAATGGTTTTAGAGCTGTTCCTATTCTTGTTGGTACAGGTGGTAGCTTTGACAATGGAAAGGATGCAGAAAACTTCTTCCACAACCCTAGAGCCAACAACTTCCTTGCATTTAAAAATGAAGCAACAGAAAAAGAAACTTGCTTATTCCTCTCTGGTTTATATAGACAGGATAGTAAGGAATTCAAGACATTAGACAGATTTTTAATAGAAGATTTAGGAAGAGAACTACAAGGAGATGTTTCTGAACTTAAGAAAATAACAATTAAGGTTACTAATAAAGAAAAAGCTAAAGATAAAATAGAAGCAGAAAGAGAAGCTGCTAAAAAGAGTCCTGATCGTACTGTATATTTAAAGAAGGTGATGTACTATCCCCTAACTACAGACGAATGTTTCCTTTCAGATTCAGATAACATATTTGATGTAGAAGCTGCTAAAAGGCAGAAGATGAGAATTATAACACAAGAAAGAACAGGAGTTCCTATTGTGTTATATGCAGATGAGGATGGTATTAAGCATGAATTTACAGATAAGCTTCCTATTACAAATTTCCCTTTACGTCCTGTAGATTCAAAAGATGCCCCTGTAATCATATATGAATTCCCTGTAGATAATGTTCCATATGGGCTATATGTTGCAGGAGTTGACCCATACAGACAGGGAAAGTCTGAATACTCTTCATCTTTAGGAAGTGTATACATTTATAAAAGAATGCACTCCTTAACAGGAGAGAAGTATCAAGACATGTTTGTTGCCTCTTATGTAGCACGTCCTGATAAGAAGGATAAATGGGAAGAACAAGCAAGACTTCTAATTAAATTCTACAACGCACGTACTCTATGTGAAAATGATGACATTTCATTCATAGAATATATGAAGGCTAAAGGGGATGCTCATTATTTAGAGAAGCAGCCTGATTGGTTAAGAGAGATAGTTCCTAATACAACAGTGGCCCGTGAATACGGTGTTCATAGGAGTGCTGACAAAATCGTTGATTTCCTACACAATTGTTTAAAACGTTACCTTGAAGAGGAATTGGTTGTAGAAAAGGACGAACAAGGAAATATTACAAGACAGGTTGTGGGGATACATAGAATCCTTGACCCTGTCTTATTAGAGGAAATTATACAATATAACGATAAAGAGGGGAATTATGATCGTGTTGTAGCAGCCGAACTAGCTTTAGCACAAGCTTATAAAATGGACCCTATTTTTGGTAAGGTTGGTGGAGATGGAGATTCCAGAACACAAGCTTTACATAAGAAGAATAAGAAAAAACCTGCATTATTTGGAGAATCCAAAGGAATGTTTAGAACTAAGAAAAGAAAACTTTTTACATAATGGCAATTATTAGATATACAAGAAATGATAATGTCAAGGCAGCTTATTTGAATATATTTCCTGATCAGTTTAAAACTGAAAAGGAAAAACAATCAGATGAGTGGATCAAAGACACTATGGATTACTTTGCAAACAAAGCATATGCTGAATATAAGAAAAACAGAGAGACATTTGTAAAGAATTATGACCTTGTAAAAGGAATACTAAGATCTGAGGATTTTTATATAGAACCAGAGGTAAAGAGCTTTACCGAAATGTTAACTGCTTCTTTAGACCTCCCTGCTTACGTAAAGCATTATTCTATTATGACAACTCCTATTAATGAAATTGTAGGAGAAATCACAAAAAGGCCAGATGGGTATAGAGTTAAGGCTTTTGATGACGATAGTCGTTCTGAAGAATTAGAATATAAGACACAAATTCTCCAAGATTTTATCCTTTCAAATGCTCGTACTAAAATACAAGAAAAACTTGCTATTGCTGGAGAAGAGGTTGAAGAAGAGGAACTTAATCAAATGACCTTTGATGAAGTTAAAGATGATATTGACAGCTACACATCTACAGCAGAGAAGTGGGCAAATCACATTCTTACATGTACAAAAGTTGATTTTAATATTAAAGAAAAGAGCGAAGATGCAATGAGAGATATGTGTATCTCTGCTAGGGAATACTATCATATATATGAAGATAACTCTAAAGTTGGTTATAATATATGCGTTGCCAATCCTAAGAATACATGGAAATTAACAACTCCTGATAAGAAATATGTTTCAGATCCTACAGGTAGAGCGCAAGGTGCTTATGCTGCTGGTACTGTTGAAGTAATGGAATTGTCTGAAATAATCGAAAACGTTCCTAATATTAAAAAGGATGAGATAGACCACCTTAGAACCTCTCTTGAAGATTACGGTCTTATAAATGTAAGAGAATCTAACCTTGGCAATCCTAATGTTACACCTGGTATAGACTCTATCACTTATGATACTTATGATCCTTTAGTTCTTCAAGAAAGAATGATCATTGAAAGTGAAATGAAAGAAAATAATGACAGCTTAAAAGACTTTTTAGGCTTATCTTCTAATGTTTCAGCATTTGGTTATAAATATGTTGTTGTAAGAGCATATTGGCTTAGTAAGAAGAAAATAGCAAGAGTGACATATGTAGATGAAATTGGTAATGAACAATCTATTCTTGTAGACGAAAGTTACAAGTCTGGTACAATTCCTACACAAACTTCTATAGAATGGGGATGGATAAATCAATGGTATCAAGGAATGAAGATTGGTCCAGATATTTATCATGTTGAACCTTTCAAACTTCTGAATTATTGTCCTATTATAGGAATTGACTATGAAATCAAGAATACAGAGGCTAAAAGCCTTGTAGATATGATGAAGCCTTTTCAGGTGATATATAATGTTTGTATGAACCAATTATATAGACTTCTTGAAAAAGAAATAGGTAATGTTGGAGTTGTTAATATCAGAAGGGTTCCTAGAGTGAAAGATGGAGATGCTCAAGATGATATTGATGTTTGGGAATTAGAGGCTAGAGAAAAGGGTATTATGTTTGATGATGATAGTCCAGAGAATACAAAAGCTCCAGTATCTAATCAAACAGTGGCTCGTAATCTTGACCTCACAAGAAGTAATGAAATACAGAGTAGGTATAATCTGGCTGTACAAATGAAAAATGAATGTTGGGAACTAATAGGTATGTCCAAACAACGTCTTGGAAGTACTTCTCCCAGCGAATCTGCAACTGGTGTAAATGCTGCTATTACACAAAGCTACTCTCAAACAGAGCCTTTGTTCGTAGCTCACGAATATGTATTAGGGCAGCTATATCAAGCCATCATTGATGCATCTTTATATGTGGAGAGTCAGAAACCACTATCAACATTGTCTTATATAACATCACAAGGGGAATCAGCATTTGTACAAGTAAATGGTACAGACCTGAAATTCAGGGATTTAAAAGTGTTTCCTACAAACCGTCCTGAAGACAAGAAGTTGTTTGAAGAAATTCGTCTATTGGCTCAACCTATGTTACAAAATGGAGGAACCTTCTATGACGTAATAGAGCTATATGCTACAGATTCTGTAAGGCAAATGAAGAAAGTGTTTAAATCTCTTAAAGAAAGACAAGAAGAACTTGAGAATTCTACATTGCAACAGAATCAACAGAAGATGGAGCAAGATGGACAAATTGCACAAGCTCAATTAGAACAACAACAATATGAGAAAGAACAACAGTTGTTACATGATGACAAACAAAAAGAGCTTGATAGGATTAATAAAAAAGAAATCGCTATTATTCAGTCTCTTGGATTTGGTAAAGTGGAAGGGGAAGACTCAAATAATAACGAAATTTTTGATGTCTTAGAAAGTAGTAGATTCTCTGCTGAAAGACAGGATGCTGATAAAGCTCATAAACTAAAGCTTATAGAACTACAGAATAAGATGAAAGAATCTGCTAATAAGCAAAAAACAGAAGAGGAGAAAATTAAGCTTGCTAGGGATAATATGAAGAACGATCTTCAAATAGCCCGTATTAACGCTAAAAATAAAGCTAAACAGGCTAAAAAGAAAAAATAACAAATGGCTAAACCAGCAGAAAAACGCAACTTTAAGCTCGATCATAAGTTGAGCTTAAAGGTTGACGATTTGACATTTCAATTACACAACTATGACCTCGATTTGAAGTCCAATCATATATATTTATTTGGTGTGGATAGAGGTTATGAATCTGTTGTTGGTGATCAGGAACCTGGAATAGAACATATGATTGCTAGCAGGTTTATAAGAAATTTCAATCTTTGTATGAGGGTGAACCCAAATAAACCCATTTTAATTCATATGAAGAGTAATGGAGGTTATTGGGAAGAAGGAATGGCTATCTTCGATACTATTAGAAGTTGCCCTTGGCCAGTTACAATTCTTAACTATACACATGCCCGCTCAATGACTTCTATAATATTTCAGGCAGCGAACAAGAAAGTAATGATGCCACATTCCCATTTCATGTTTCATGAGGGAGACTATTCAATAGAAGGGACATATAAACAAGTAAGAGCTGCTGTGGCTTTTGATAAGAGCCGAGCTGAAATGCTCGATATTTATACAAAGTCAATGAAAGAACATGGAGTATTCAAAGATAAGCCTGTAAAATATATCAAAGGATGGCTTACTTCCAACATGAATACCAAAGAAGATGTATTCTTAACTGCCCAAGATACAGTAAAATATGGACTGGCAGATGAAGTATTTGATTACAATTGGAAAAACTTAACAGAATACACTCCAGAACAGATGGAACGATAACCAAAATTATTAGAGGAGAGAAAAATTTAATGCTATATTATCTTCAAAAACCAAGCAAAATGATAGATTTCTCTTCGTTATTAAATAATTCCTTCATACATTTGTATTAGAAAAACCAAAAATAAAGAACTACATATGACCGATGTAAATGAAATAGCTCCCTCTTTCGGGAGTTTTAACATTCAAGATACTCAAGAAATGGCAGGAAATCAGCAATTATTAACAGATTTGCTTGGTCCTGATACAGCTTCTGCTTCTCCTGACGATATTGAAAAAATCGAAAAGAAGACGACAGTAACTAATTCTACTACAAAAAAACCTGTAGAAAAGAAAGAGGAAGTTAAAACTAAAACTCTAGAAGAAGACCTTTTAGGGGAAGAAGGAGAAGAAGAACCTGTAGAAAAGAAAGAAGAGGGAGAAGAAACAGAAGTTAACACTTTTGAAGCTCTTTCCAAAGACCTATTCAAATTAGGGATTTTTTCTAAAGAAGAAGGAGAAGAAGACATTGAAATCAAGGATGAAGTTGATTTTGCTGAAAGATTCAAATATGAGAAGCTTAAAGGAGCTAATCAAGCAATTGAACAATTCATTGGAAGATTTGGTGAAGACTATCAAGACGCTTTCAAAGCAATCTACCAAAATGGTGTTTCTCCACAAGATTACTTCGGCACATTAAATAAAATTGAAAATTACGCAGAAATGGATATGACCGTTGAGGCCAATCAAGTAGCTGTCGTAAAACAAGCGTTAACAGAGCAAGGCCTTGAGCCTGAGGATGTTACCTCTGAAATAGAAAAAATTAAGCAATATGGAGATTTAGAGGAAAAATCTCAAAAATTCCATAAAGTGCTAATTAAAAAGGAAGCTGCAAAGCTTGAACAATTGGAAAAGGACAGTGAGAATAAACTTAGGCAACAATCCGCTGTTAAACAACAATATGTTACAAACGTCAATACTGTTCTTCAAAATAAGCTGAAAACAAAGGAATTTGACGGTATTCCTATTAACCCTAAACTTGCTGGTGAACTACAAGATTTCCTAATCACTGAAAGGTACAAAACTCCTTCGGGAGAAACTCTAACAGAGTTTGACCGTGTAATCCTTGATTTGAAACGTCCTGAAAATCATGAAAAGAAAGTGAAAGTAGGCCTTCTGTTAAAAATGTTAGAAACAGACCCAACTCTATCCTCAATTCAAAAAACAGGAATCACTAAGAAAGTAGATGCTTTATTTGGTGAAGTTGCAAGACAAGCAGGTAAAGGTACAGTAAAAAGTGACAAGGCTCCAGCAAAATCCTCATGGAACTTATAAAAATTTAAATAAATCTAAAAATTAATAACAAATGGCAGCTCAATTTATTCCAGGTCTAACTGGTTTTACTTATGCAAGGGTGGCATCTATGGACAAACGTGCTATAGGTAAACTCACAGATTCAAATCACTTGGAGAGTTTTCACTCCGATGAACCTGCTAACTATGATAAAAAAGTCATAAGTTTATATACGCAGAGTTCTTTATATAGTAATGACTTCTTGGACATGATTAACAAGTCCACTCCTTACTATATCGATAATAACAGTGATGCTTGGAAATGGGATATTAATGTTCCTTACAAGTTCCCTAAAATCATTGCTATTCCTCAGAGCACATTAGACTTGGCAACTCCAGGTATTGATGGACATGAATTCCAATTAGTATTGGATACAAATGAATTCTCTAAGAACGCAATTGTTTCCGTAGGAACTCGTCAGTATGGACCTCGTCTATACGTTATCAAAGACCCCCTTCCTTGGAATAGCGGATTCTTGTATTCATTTACATTAGTAAGTGACAACCCTACAGTTGATTTCATTTCTTCTACATTCCTGAAAACAGGTATTGAGCTTGAATTGATAGATGCTTCTATTGGTGAATTCGATCAAGACCTATTAGGACTTCCTCGTTTAGGTGAGAAAATCACAATGTTTGAATCTCTTGGCGCAGGTTACGGATTTGAACATAAAATTACAGAGTGGGCTGATACAAAAATGTTGCGTAATGCAAATGGTCAACCATTAGACATTTTAGTATATGCTCAATCTCGTAGAAACGAAGGAGCTATCACACGTAATGATATTAAGTGGGAGCCATTCGTAGAATATTTGATGCGTAAGGCAATGATTGACCTTAAGGTTAAGAAAATGATCTGGGGTAAGCCTGGAACAGTTAAAACTGGTGGTTCTAAACAAGAATTGAAGCGTACATCTGCTGGTGTATACCACAGAATGCGTAACAATGGAAACTTGGTACAATATAATAGAGGTGAATTCTCTGCCAATCTAATACGTTCAGTATTCGGTGATCTATTCTACCGTAGAGTGGATGTTAAAGACAGACGTGTTAAAATGTATACTAACGAAGCTGGCTTCGATACATTCCAACAAGCTCTAAAAGATGATGCTTTGAATTCAGGACTTACATTCGTTGCAGATAGCGGTAACCGTTTCTTACAAGGTGAAGGTCAACATATCACTTATAACTTTGCATTCGATGCAATGGTTACAAGAGAAACAGGACGTGTTGAGTTAGTTCACTTAAAAGAACTTGATTTACCACAAACAAACCTAGAATTTGGTCAGAACAAAAAATCTACACCTGTATTCTTTGTGTTTGATGTGTCTCCTATGTCTGATGGTTCGTTGATTAACAACATTCGTGAAGTACGTATGCAAGGTCAACCTTCTATGACTTGGGGATATATTGATGGAACTCGTCACCACTTAGGTTTTGCAAGAAGCCAAGGTATGTCAAGTGGTAACAAATTCCCAGGATATGAAATCTGGATGAAGGACCGTTGTGATATTTTCATTGAAGACTTGTCTCGTACTGTTCTTATAGAAGAGATACCACAGTTCTGATGGTAGAAAAATTTTGTGAGTATTGTAATAAAAAATTAGAAAAGAAAGAAGGTAGTAAAAAGCAGTTTAGAAGAGACAGAAAATTTTGTAATCAAAAATGTCACGATGCTGCTAAATACGAAAATCATTCAGTTGCTCACAAGAAATTCAAAGATGAATATGGTTTAAATAAGTATACATTAAAAGGAATTAAGAAAAAACTAGAACTAATAGAATTATTCGGAGGAAAGTGTGAAAAATGCGGATACAGTAAAAACATATCAGCTTTTGATTTTCATCATAGGAATCCTGACGAAAAAAGTTTTGAAATTAAGGTTCAATTCTTAAATTACAAAAGTGATGATATTATTCTAGAAGAAGCTTTGAAATGTATGTTATTATGTTCAAATTGCCACAGAGAAATACATAATCCTTACATGGATACAGAGCATGTAAGAAGAGTTTTAGAAATTAAAAATAACAGTAATAGATAGGCCCCATAAGGCACACTTATTTATTCTTTTTAACTACAAAAAGCCCTTCCCCTTCTCATTGCTGAGTGAGAAGGGGGCTTTTTAAAGCTATTGGTGTTGCACCTTTTAAGAGTCGTTCTCTTAAATAGCCCTACAAATAAACCAAAAACAAATAACTACATTTATGGCTAAGATTGGTAAAATTTCTCCAATTAAGAGGGAGTATAGTTCCTCACAATTGCAAACAATGCAAAGCTCCCTTTCTAATAGAGGACTTACAAGAATTCCTGGAACAGGTGTTTTTAAGTTTCCTTATAAAGAGAGAGATGGGTATTATAGAACAGGTCTTGATGAGAATGCTTCTTATATTGCAAGAATCAAAGATGACCAAGAGAAACAACTGGAAAAAGACAGAGTGAAGAATCTAAGACAGAAACTTCAAAATGCTCTTGGAGTTGATTTAGGTCCTACTTCTCAATTTTGGAATAGTTCAAAAGCAAGAAGTGTAAATGATACTAATCATGTTCAACCTGTTAAATTGAGAGATGAAGACAATTTGTTTGACCTTTCTATTCCTTTTAGAGAACTTGAATATGCATGGCTTCGTGTACACCCTACAATTGCAAGTTCTTTTCAAGCATGGCAGAGAGGTGAATTTCCAGCTGATACACAGTTTTATATTGCAGATGACGAAATTGAAAATGCAGTGAGCTTCAAGAAGAAGCAGAATATTAATAAAGCAATTGTTAAATTTGAGAGCATGTCTCCTGATAAGAGAAAGAAAGTTGCTCGTCTATTAGGACAACCTGTAGCAGAAGATACTCCAGAACATGTAGTTTATAACTTAATTGATACTGTTCTTAAACAAACAGAATTCAAATCTGGTAACTTCCAAGGTCTTAACCCTGTAGAGGTATTTACAAGGTTTGCTGATATGAAAGAAAACTTATTACATGTAAAAGATGTAGTAAAACAAGCCATAGCACATTCTATTTATAGAGTGAAACCTAGTGGAAAGGTATATGAGGGAGAAGCTGAAATAGCGAAAGACGAAGATGAATTAGTTAAATTCTTAGTTGACGAAGATAATCAGGAAGATCTTATAACAGTAGAACAAAAATTAAAAGGTAAAAAACTAGCATTTACATGATAGCGGTAGATAGTTTATTATACAAAATAGATCAGAAACTAAATAAACTATCAGGCAACGAACATCAGAGAATTCAATTAGAAGATAAGATTTTAGCTCTAAACGAAGGTCAACTGATCTTAATAAAACAGAAATTTAGTGGTACATTCACTTCTTCTGGCTTGGGATTAGATGGTTTCAAAAAAAGATATGAGGACTTACAAAACCTTATAGAAGATTATATTGATCACCCTCTTGAATTGTCAGAAAAGGACCCAAATTTACATCAATTTGTAGCCTCGCTAAATTCACTATCTCCAAAATACATGTTCTACATTGATTCCTATATATTAGGAACAAAAGGAAGATGTAAAGATAGAAAGATTTGGGTGAACAAAGACCTTATTAAACATGGGGATTTACAATTTCTTTTAACTAATGATCATTATAAGCCTTCTTTTGAATATCAAGAAACATTCAATGAACTTTCTACAGATGAAGTGCTTGTATATACAGATGGAAGTTTCACGCCTACAAAGTTGTATCTCTCCTACATACGCTATCCTAAGTTAATAGACAAAGAAGGGTATGTAAAATTTGATGGAAGTGCTTCTGTAAATCAAGACTGTGAGTTACAAGATTATTTAGAAGATGAACTTTTAGATATAGTTGTTCAAAACCTTGCAGAATACACAGAAAATGCATCGGCTGTTCAATCAGCACAATTAAGAATGCAAAAAAGCGAATAAATAAACAATTTAAATAAACAAATAAAATGAGTGATTTTTCATTAACAATCGTATTCGTATCTCCAGTAGGCAATACTCTACCTAGCTCTGGAAGTACACAGGACCTTACTCCAGGTAAGTTTGGTTTCTTCTTGAATACGTATGCAGTAGCAACAGCAGGTAACATAGCTGCCGCCCCATATTTTTATGTTGCACAAGGTAGAACTAACACATACTTGGAAGGAAGTAAACGTTCTGACAAGATTAAAGGATGCCCTACGGCAAACTGTAGAAGTAATGTTACTGAATGGTATAAGGTTGTAGGTTGTGCTACACCAATTAATCAGGTTACCGATGTTTCTGGTTTCAATGTGAAATGCGGAGAAATTGTAACATTGACACTTAGAGCTCACTCTAGTTACATTAACACATTATATTTTAATGGTTTTACACGTTCAGTAACTGTTCAAGCTCCTTGTTGTGATTGCGGTGCTGACCCTTGTGATACAGTTGATGTACCAGCTCTTATTGATAGTTTAATTCTAGCTCTTCAAACAGAAGCTCCTGGTAACAACCCTGATAACATTAGTTTCAATACATTCTATCAATTCCAAAGAATTGGTAATGACGCAAGTGCAATTCTTCGTATTTCTGGAAAAGCTTTAACAGCTTATGGGCAACCATGTGATGTGGCTGCGTTCCCTCAAGAATATGATAGAATGTGGTTTAGAACATTTGTATATAGTGGACCTGCAACAACAGCAGATTTTATTGTAGCAGACGATTGTAACATTGTAGCAACAGCAACAATCACACAACGTTCTTCTTATGCAACAGGTACTTCTACTGAAATTGCTCAATTAGAGAAAAACTTTTATAGCTATCATCAGCTGGTCCTAAGCACTTATTCAGAATGGCTGGCTTCAACCCTCTATTCGAGAGCTGGGTAACGGCAGGTACAACTTATGATACTTTCTATATTAAATTCAACGAATTTGACAAATCCGCTTACCAGTGGGGTGATTATATCGAAGAAGATAGTATGGTAATTATCGCTGTACCTCAAGCTCAAACAGCAGCTGTTGAAGCAGTATTAGAAGCAGCACTTGGTACCGTAACTGAAGATAACACTTGCTTGACTACCACGTCAACAACTACTACGGTATGGCCAACAACCTCTACTACTAGCACACTGATTCCTTAATCACTAGTCGATTAATTCTCACGAAAATGGGAGGGAGTAAAAAACTTCCTTCCATTTTTTATTTAAACTAATACCATGGCAGATTTATCACTAGATATATTAGTAATACAAACCTTTAATTCTAAAACATTAGGGATAGCAGATATTTCAACATATCCTGATAGCCCTCCTGTTCAATCTACCACTATAGAAATAACAATTCCTGGATTTGGACTTGTTAGCCTTCCTTTTGTCCCTAATGATTTTAATGTATTCAATTCCACAACCTTAGAAATAACGGCTGTTGGAGATGACCTTACACCTATTCCAGATGGAATATACACATTAACTTATTCTGTAACTCCAGCTTTTGAGAATTATGTCACAAAGACAATAATAAGAGTGGAGCAATTGCAGGAAAAATTTGATGAAGCATTCATGAAACTGGATATGATGGAATGTGATATGGCCATCAAGACTCAATCAAAAGTAGAACTGAACCATATATACTTTCTTATACAGGGAGCAGTTGCTGCTGCTAACAATTGTGCTGTAGATGTAGCAAATAAGCTATATGCACAAGCTTCTAAACAACTAGCTAATTTTATAAAAAGAAATTGTGGCTGTTCAGGAACTAATTATATAACCAATTTTAACTATTAATCTTATGAGTTGTCAACCAAGTAAATGTGTAGATTGTGGAGTTGGAGCTAAAGCCTGTCAATTGATAGGTGGAAGATGCTCTGCTTGCCATGCAATTCACGTAAAAAAATAATGCTATCCCCAAGACTAACAAATTGTGTAGAATGTGCTACAATTCCATCTTTACTATCAGAAATTGATTGTAAATTAAAAGAATTGGCTGTAAACTTATACAATAACATCGTTTTTGCGTTAGGGCGCAATATTCCTTCTACAGCAATGTTAGATTTGCTGAATTATAAAAGAATATTAACATATAAGCTTTGTAACGCTGAGTATGCAAGCTGTTATACAGTAGAAGAAATAGCCTCAAAAGTAAAAATATTAATTCATAAATAAAATCAATAATGGCAACAAATTGCTCCAATTGTTATAACGGTTGTACACAAATAGTTTCTGACCAATGTGTTAAATATACAGGTGTAGATGTTCCTGCTTTAGGAATATTGAAGGGAGATTCTCTTTCTTACGTAGAGCAGGCTCTTATTACATTCTTAACAGCAACAATAAATGGTACAGGAATATCTATTACTATAGATGAAGACCTATATTGTCCATTAGTTTCAGACTATTTACAAGCATGTGAAACTGTAACAGCTTTAGACCTATTTAAAGCCCTTGTACAGGCAGCTTGTAACTTACAGGGACAAGTTGATGATGTTGTAGAAGACATAGCTGTAATAGAGGCAGATTACACAATAGAGTGCTTAGAAGATGTAGAAGCTGATGCTGGTACACATGCTATTGTTCAGGCTGTTATTAATAAACTTTGTGAAATAAACCTTACTTTAGCAGCTCTAGCTTTAGATGTTGAAACTAATTATGTTAGACTTTCTGAATTAAATACATTTATTCAAGCATATATTGACTCAACTGTAGGAGCCACTAGATATTCTAGTAGAATGGTTCCTTATACAGTTGTAGAATATTATGGAACTTTAGGTGTATTTGATGCTACAGGTGCAGGTTTGCCTGCTACAGTATGGGAAGACATATACTTATGTAATGGACTTAACGGCACACCTGATAAAAGAGGTAGAGTGGGTGTAGGAGCCATTGTAGGAGTTCCTGGAGGAGCTTTAGCTTCAGCAGTAGATCCTGCTTCCGATCCAACATTCAACCCTAATTACGCTGTTGGTGATGTAGCAGGAGCTAATAAACAAACACTTATAACATCTCAAATTCCTGCTCATACCCACACTATTATGATGAACAATCGAATGCTGGTGAACTTTCAGGAGCTAATTATTTAGCTAATAGAGGCAATCCTGGATTAGGTACTGATTGGAGATATGAATTACAAAATGCTGTAACAGGTGATCCTGATGTAGGACAAGTAGCTGAAAGCACAACAGGTATATCTATTGATAATACAGGTGGTGGAGCAGCCCATGACAATAAACAACCTGCATTAGCAGCGTACTATATAATGTATATCCCTTAATATTATGCAATGTGTCCCTGGAATGCCATGTTATACAGAAGGATTGGTTATTTACACAACCTATCCTAAAGGATGTTATACAACAGAACCTTCTCCTTTTTCACTTCCTTTAAGTTCAGATAGCCTATATTATGCAGGTGCAAACCTTCCATATACAGGCATTCAGACAGCTATGTCTATAACAGAAGCAATTCAGAGAATAGATGCTAAATTAGCCCCAGCAGAGATTGTAGCAGCAGTTATTACAGCCATTGAAGCAGATGATACTTTGAGAGCAGCACTATGTACTGCCTTAAATTGCTAAAAATAAACACTATAATATTAGGATTTTTAAGAGATAGTTCGTAGATTTGTTGGTTTTCTATGGATGAAGAGTCCCTATTGATAAAACGATAGGGATTTCTTTTTTAATACTATTTTATGAAAAAGTGTAAAAAATGTAATGTTAATAAAGAAGAGTCAGAATTTGGTTTTTATTATAAAACAAAAGATAAACTAAATTATCAGTGTAAGATATGTAAGATATGTAAGTCAGAATATTATAAAAGTAGAAAATATGATAGGCGTTTATATCAACATAATTATAAGAGGTTAATAACTGACGAAAGAAAAGAGTATTTAAAGAAATATTTAAAAATATATAGAAAAATTCATAATTCTACCCACAAAGAAGCAAGAAGGATGAATATCATGGTTAGAAGAGCTTTAAAGTACAAGAACGAAACAAAAGTATTAAAGTCTAAAGAGATACTAGGTTGGACCAAGGAGCAATTTATAGATAAAATAGGCAAAATACAAGCATCTCACGATATAGATCATAAAATCCCTATATCTTGGTTTTTGAAAGATACCCCTGTTAGTATTATTAATCATTTAGATAATTTACAACAAATTCTTTCAATTGACAATAGAAAGAAAAGGAATTCTTACTATGATAATGTGCCTGATTCTTATTTAAAAATGGCAAAGCTTCATTTAAAGCCAAAATATCAAGATATTGTAAGGTAAGCAAGCCCTAAAAAGCTTGCTTTTTTCATTTATAACCGTTTTCATTATACTTTCCATACAGTCATAATTAATATTGTTATGAAATATTTGGTATTTCAACAATTAATGTTGTATCTTTGTACTGAAATTGTAACTAAACTATGCTTAAATGGCTATAAACGAAGAACAATTAGAAGCCCTAAAAGGGATGTTAGGATGGAAAAAATCTAAATCTGTATATGCCTCAAAATTAGGGGTGACATTAGATGAACTAGAAGAATTACTAGAAGAACTCAGAAAACAGGAAAACCACGAATCTTTGGAAGAATTGAACGAATTTGAAAGAAAAGTAAATGTTGAAAAAGGAACCATAGAAAGCGACATTACTATAGACTTTGAACCCAAAACAATTGAAGACCTTGCAAAATTACACAAAATTGACCTAAATAAATACAAAATTTCAACATATTGGAGTAAGCAGAAATCAAACGGTAAATTCACCTCCTCTATCTTAGCCTCTCTTAAGAAACCAAACGATTATACATTAGAAGATTTTACAAAGTTTCTAAAGGAGTATAAGATAGAAAAACATCCATGTGTATGTAAATCATTGATAAACAAGGAGTTAGAAACAGTTGATATAGAATTAAATATTGCAGATTTCCACTTAGCTAAGAAAACCTTTGAAGGAGATAGTTTATTAACAAAAGAGTTTGATTATGCTTTTGTTGTGAATGATTTAGTAAGCAAGATAAAGAAGAATTATAATATAGGGAAATTAGTATTTCCCATCTCTAATGATTTCTTTCACACAGATAATTATCAAAATACAACTACAAACGGTACTCCTCAAGATGTAACTGCTTGGTATGACGAGGAGTATGAAAAAGGATTTGATATATTAGCCAATGCAATTAACTTTTTAATTACTCAAGCTAAAGAAGTAGAAGTAGTCCTTGTACAAGGAAATCATGACCGCACTAAAGGATTCTTTGTAGCACATGCTTTAGAAGTATTCTTTAAGGGATACAAAAATGTTAAGTTTCAAAGAGAACATTCTATTACAAAATCTGTAGTATTAGGAAATACATTCATAGGTTATCATCACGGAAATAGCTGTAAACTAGAAAACCTCCCTCTGATATTCGCTACAGGGAAAAACGCAGCTTCATTTGGTAATGCTAAGTACAGAGAAATTCATACAGGTGATAAACACCATTATATGGCTAAAGAGGTGCAAGGGGTGAGAATTCAACAAATGCCTTCTTTGTCTAAGACAGATAGATGGCATAGAGATAACAATTTTGAAAATAAAATACATGCAGCTTTAGCCCTTGTCTATCACCCAGAACAGGGTAAAATTGCAGAGTTTGAAGTAAGATTATAATATGGCAACATTAAGAAGTTTAGTAAGCAGTGTAAGAGGCACACATAAATTGCTTTCTTCAGATTCTCTTCTGACAGATAGGTACATAGCGTCTGAAATTAAAGATGCTACAGTATTTCTTTTAAAAAGAGAAACAAACCTTAGAAAACTTTGGGCTACTGACACTATCTTTACTACTATTCCTTGTTTAGAATTAATAGAAGTGCCTATTTCAGAATGTTGTGAATATGTTGATGAATGTACGATAGCAAGAAGTAAATATAAACTTCCACGCATTTCAGAAGGGAACTATCAGTATGTTATACAAGGAGTATATTCTATAAATGCAATGAGCGGTAAGGGAAAGAAACTAAAAGAAATAACAGTAAATCGTTATATCAATCTCTTAAAGCTTCCTATTATAAAGAATGAAATATATTATTGGATAATGAATGGGTATTTATATGTTACAAATCCTTTATTACAAGCTGTTAGAATATCAGCATTTTTTGAAGAAGATGTTCCAAATGAGATAATGTTTCCAGATTGTGATTGTGGAAGTAAGACAACAGATGAGGAATGGTGTAAAAACCCTTTAGATAAAGAATATGGACTTCCTGGGTATTTAGAAAAACAAGTACATGACATGGTTTCAGAAGGATTGATGAGTGCTTATTTTAGATTAAAAACAGATCAAACATCCAATGGTGTAGATGGTCAGGCTCCTAATGCTAAACCGACAGATTAATGAGAATTGCAGTCGAATGGCGTAGTACAAGTAAAGATAATTATATAAAGTTTCGTAAGAAACATCCTTCTATTAAAATCTCTTTTGATGAATGGAAGAACATTATATACACATTCAATGAAGACTTCAAAACTTATATATTAGAAACAGGAGATAAAGCGCGACTTCCTGCTGGTTTTGGAGAATTTTCAGTAAATAAAAAAATAACAAAAAGAATAAAAATTCTTCCAGATGGAAGAGAATTTATAAACCTTCCTGTAGATTGGAAGAAGACAAAAGAGAAAGGGAAGAAAATCTATAATTTCAACTATCACACAGAGGGATATAGATTTGGGTGGATATGGTTTAAAAAAGCAGCCAGATTTAAAAATACAGACTTATGGTATTTTAAACCTTCTAGAACAACTTCTCGTCTTTTATCACATTATTTGAAAACCGACAATAAATACCAACATATTTATAAACGCTGGTTTAATTAATACAAAATGTCATACTATTATAAATACGACTTTGTTAGTCCAGAACCTCAATATGCTACAGTAAAAGAAGAGCTTAAGAGCTATTTTGATACAGGAGCTATTGATGACTTGCTATTTCCAACATATTTAAACAAATGTTTAGATAAGATGGGAAGAAGTTCTTATGCAATAGTAGAAGAAATTCTACATATAGAAGATTATCAATGTCGTCTTCCTGATAATTTCTATGCTGTTAGAGAAGCATGGCTTTGCACAGCTGTTAATGGGTTTCCTATACAATCTGCAAATTCATTCTATTCTCAGGCAGCTTCAACTTCAACAATACAAGTATCACCTGTCATATCTAACGGAGTGCCATGTACAAATTCAGAATGTACAACTGGCTGTCCTACATGTATGCCAGAATTGATACAGGCTGTATATAAGACAAACAACGAATTTAATACATCTTATACAAGGCAATACTTATTAAAACCAGGAAACATTTCTACAAAGAAACATTGTACACTGGATTGTGCTAATTTTGGAGCTTCTGGACCAGACAGCTTTGATATTAGAGATAACAAATTTACAGTAAATTTTAAATGTGGAAAGGTGAATTTAGTGTTCTATGCCACAGATTATGATAATTGTGGAAATCAATTAATTCCTGACAATTTCCGTGTAAAAGAATACATTGAAGCCTATTTGAAATATAAATGTTTTGAAACACTCACAAATCAAACAAATGATGAAACCTTTAATCAACTTCAAGTAAAACTAGGTTATTATAAAGCAGCATCTGATGAAGCATATATATTAGCAGAAATTGAATTAAAGAAACAAGATGCTTATGCTAAAATAAGAGGTATTAAAAGAACATTAAATAGTTTCAATAAATACGAACTTCCCAATAGAAGCGATAGAAGAGATAGAAACCTCTGGAGACGTAATGGGGGTTGGACTTCAAACTAACATAAGGTGGCAGAAGATCAAAATATAAAACAAGAGAATAACTCTGCAATAGCTGGTTTAAATTTAGATAACACTGTTAATCAGGTGGCTAAAGGTAAACTCACGTATGCTTTAAATGCTGCTGTAGAGAACTTTGATGCTAATAGTGTAAATTATCAAAATGAGCCAGGAAATGAACTATGTCTAAATTTTCCTGTTGGTTTTCAGCTTATAGGTACACATTTTATAAATGAGCAAAATAAACATATATTCTTTATAACAAATCCTGATACAGGAGCTAGTGAAATAGGGTATATGGACAACAATGATTGTTTATATAAAACATATATAAATGCTCTTTGTTTAAATTTTGATATTCGCTTCCCTATACATAAATCTGTACATAAGATAACTAACTGTACTACAGAGATTTACTGGACAGATAGAAGAAATCCAAGAAGATTTCTTAATTTAGACAACCTTCCTTTAAAAATAAAACCTGGAACAAATATTTGTGATGGAGAAACGACAGATGAAATAGATTGTAACAAGTTAAATGTACAACCTAATTTTGCTATTCCTGAACTTGAGGTTGTAGATGTTAGAAATGGAGGTAATTTAACAGCAGGAACTGTACAATTTGCTTTTCAATATTCAGATGTTTCTGGTAATGGATATACTTCTTTTTATTCTATAACCAACCCAACACCAATTGCAAATACACAAATAACAACTCTGGAATTTAATTATCCTGTTGGAAAGAGTGTAATATTAGATGTTAGAAACATTGATATTAGTGGATATTATGAATATTTCAATATTGCTGTAATAAAGACCGTTAACAATATTTCTTCTGTTGAACTTATAGGTACATTCTTTATTGATGATTCTACTAAGCAAATTACATACAATGGACAAAATGTTGCTCTTATTCCATTAACTATAAATGATATTTTTGAGAAATTTCCATATTACGATATTGCAGGAGATTTAACAACAGTACAAGATACTTTAGTGTGGAACAACCTTACTTCTGTAGATAGAATAAATTATCAACGTATTGCTAATCAGATTGATTTACAATGGGAAACATGGAGAATACCTAATACAGAGAATTATTCTAATGAACTGAATGCTACGAATTTAAGAGGTTATTTAAGGGATGAAGTTGTTCCTTTTGAAATTGTCTTTTTATTGGCAGGAGGTAAACAAACTGATGGTTTTCATATTCCAGGAAGAGTTATTTCTCCAGCAGATCGTTCTTTTGGAACAGTGCCAAGCACTTCTCCTGATTTTATAGGAACTCCTGATGCTGATGGAACTAGTCCTTATTGGAAGATATATAATACAGGTACCGTTTTAGAAACAAATTCTGCATATGTCCCTCATTCTGATTACAAAGGACCTTATCAGTTTGGAGAATTCTCATATTGGGAGTCAACCGATACATATCCCTGTAATGTGGATGTATGGGGTGAATTATCAGGTCAACCTATAAGACATCATAAATTTCCAGATGTAAGAATTTCTCCTATTTTCGAGCAACCTGTAATAGAAATAGCAGGGGATGGAACATATTATAATTTAGCTATTCAAAAAGATGCTATTTTCCCTATAGGAGTTAGACTTAATGTACAGCAAGTTGAGGCTCTGATAATTACATCAACTCTTACACAGGCACAAAAAGATACTATTGTAGGTTTCAAGATTGTAAGAGGAGATAGAAGCACTAATAAATCAATTGTTGCTAAAGGAATATTAAGAAACGTTGGTAAATACACGAGAGAAGACACTGAATATTATTTTCCTAATTACCCATATAATGACTTAAGAGAAGATCCTTTCTTATTGTCTCAAAGCAATGCTTATAATTCAGAATGTAATACTTATGAAGTAACACCTACTTCAGATGGTACATACCAGTATACAGATTGTTTTACAAATGTCACAGCTGCTTCTCCTATGACAAACGGGGTTGTTGAGAGAGTTTGTTCTCTTACAGTTCCTGTTGCAGTTTCTGGTACTCTTACAGTTACAGAAGTTTCTTTCGATACTTATACATTAACTGTATTTGGAGGAACAACTATTGGAGGTATTTTTCTTCCAAATACAGTTATTTTTGGATATACAGATACAGAAGGAAATGGTCAATCTGTTACTGTCAGAACAGGTACTCCTATCACAATTCAAGTGGAAGCTGCTAGTGTTCCTATGCCTTTTCCTTTTACAGATGTGGATGAATACAGTATAACACAAGTTAGCTATTTAAGAAACGAAGAGTGTTATCCTGAGAGATTAGATGCTTTTACATCAGATGAAAGCAAATATAGGTATGTATTCAATTCTCCTGAAACTTCCTTTGGGCAACCTTTTTTAGGAAATATAATAAAACTGGAGAATGTTATATTTGGAGCAGGAAAGGGGCATTTTGCAGAAGTTAAGAAAAATGCCCTATACAAACTTATAACTAAGGAGGCACAAGAAGATGCTTTAGCAGCAAGTTCTGATATAGCAGCCATAGGAAGTTTTAGTGCAACAGCAATGTTCACTGCTTATCAAGCATATCTTCAAATATACATTAATGGTATTACCAGAAGAAATTATGGATGGAGTTATAATTCAATATTAAGCTACGATTATTATGCAGATATAGATAATGGACTTGGTATAAAACAAAGAGAAATAGATCATTCTCAATATCTCACTCCATCGGTACAATCTGTATCAGAAGATTCGGGTATATTATTAAATAATTATCAGAGAGAGTCATCTGTCTTTATAAGAACATCAGAAGATGCCACTCCTCTACCATTTGCTGATCAAACTCCAAGTTTATTACTTGGTTCAGGTGTTAGTGTTGTAGAAGACAGAAGTAGGTATATCAATTCCCAACAAGATTGTTCTAAACCAGAAAAGCAATTTGATATTTCTAGTGTTGTATATTATGCTTCGTTAAAGAACTACATTCCTAATCAATGGGGACAAATGTATTCTTATGAAACAATTGACACAGGTTTTCAAGCAAGGTTTGGTAATCAGGCTTATTTAATAGGAGGTAGCCCATATGCTACAATATTTGGAGGGGACACATTTATAAACAAATTTGGATTTAAAACTAAACTTCCATTCTTTATAGATAATAGAGTGGGAGCTCCTGATGATAGTGATATATTCTATGATGAAATAGGGAATGTTTCCTACCCTGAATATTGGCATTCTGCTAGAAGTATTTTATATGATTACGATGATGCTAACACATCTCCTTTAATTAATATAATTTCAATAAAAGCTCATTATTTAGATTGTCCTAATAATCAACTTCCTGTACCAGATGATACAGCAACACCTCCTGTTGTAAATCCTGGAAGAACATATTATGATGGAAAAATGTATATGTTTGCATATGGTATTCCTTATTTTTATTGTGAAACATCAATAAACGTAGACCTTAGACAAGCATTTAATGATAGAGAAGGAGACTTTTATCCTCATGTTGGAACAGGTATTCCTGATGATTGGTTGCAAGAAAGCAAAGTAACAATTGCTCAAGATAATACATATTATTATAATGTTACATTCTCTAAGCAGAATAAAGAGAACTATTTCTCTCATCTTCCTGTGAATTGGGAAGAACAGCTTTGTTTTACATATTTTCCATTTAGAGCAATCTATTCTGAAGCGCAACAAAGTTTCACAGATAATAGAATAAATAGTTGGTTAATATATAGGCCTGTTTCATATTTCGATTTTCCTCAAAATTACGGGGATTTAATTTCTTTAGATGGTATACAAAATAAAGCAATTCTGGCAAGATTTGAGAATAAGAGTTTATTATATAACACTCTACTCACCATCAATACAAGTAATCCTCAGGCTGCTTATTTAGGAAATGACTCTTTATTTAAGAGCTCTCCTCCTATTGATTTTGCAGAAACAGATTTAGGTTATGTGGGAAGTCAGAACAAATTGTTATTAAAAATACCTCAAGGGCAGATAACGACAGATGCTAAAAGAGGACAAATATTCTTAATTGCAGGAAATGCTGCTACAGATCTTTCAGGGTTTGGAAGTGGTTTAAACAGATTCTTAAAAGATCACCTTCCATTTGAGATATTAAGGTATTTTCCAACAGTAAACACAGATAATCATTTCAATGGAATCGGTATACATGGAGTGTATGACTCTAAGTTTAACAGGGTTATTATTTCAAAATTAGATTATATTCCATTATTTGATGAAATAAAATACGATGAATTAACAGAAGAATTTTATATAGAAAGAGAAATACCTCAATTCCCTGTAACAACATCAACTAGTACAACAAACGGAACAACTACAACCTCTTCCACTACAAGTACAACAACTACATTAGCTCCTCAATTAGTAAGAGAAATAGTGTATTTGACAGATAGGACGTATTTCTGTAATAAGTCATGGACTCTTTCGTTTAACATGAATACAATGTCCTGGATAAGCTTTCACAGCTACATTCCTAATTGGTATATTGCAGAACATAATTTCTTTTATTCTGGTTTAAATGAGGGATGTGATTTAGAGGCTATAGCAGCAGAAATAGTACCTTCTACAACTACAACCTCTACAACAATTCCTCCATTTGATTGTGAATTAGAAGGAGAGGCTAGAGTACCCAATTGTGAACTAGAGGGCAACGCTTTTTTTTTGACTGAACCAACCACAACAACTACTTCTACTTCTACTCCAATAACCACAACAACTAGTACTTCTATTGCTCCTACTACAACTACCACAAGTACTTCAATTCCACCAGAGTGTGACCTAGAAGGAGAAGCAGAAATAATATATTAACGTAAAATTAAAATTATGGCATTTACAGCAGAAATAACATTAACAACAGCAGGAGCAGATACAGGTCCTTTCAATTTATATTCTAATATAGATGGATTTTTGTCACCTTTTGAGACAAATGTACCAAAACTTAATTTAGAAGCAGGTTATATATCTGTAGTTGTACCAGATGCAACTACTGTTATAAGGGTGACCTCTGTGAGTGGTTTATGTCCTAATTCTATAGATTTAGAAATAACAGGTATTACAACTACAACTTCTACTAGTAGTTCTTCAACAACCTCTACTAGCTCTACTACTACAACAACTACAACAGAAGCCTGTGTTCTAACTCAAGTAGGTGTGGATAATACATTATCTTTAAATATTCCTATTACAGGAGTAAATGTTAATGGAATAGCCGTAACACATGTATCTGGAAGTAATTTCCCTGTACCAGCAGGATTTAGTGGAATATTTAGTACAGATCAAATAGGAGTATTCACCATACAGGTGTTTTATGGAGCAGGTATAGCAGGTCAAAAAATTACAGTTATTGATAGCGATAGTATTTCAACATGTACAAATCTTGGTTCTGGAGGAGGTAGTTTCTCAATTACTGATTCTGAAGTAAATTGTTCAAATGCTATAAATATTATCGGAGAAGACGGAACTTGTTAAAATGAAAGATATAGTAATAAGGCTTAAAAAAGCAGGTAATAGAACAAGTGTATTTTCCATTTCTGATGGATTGGGACATACACTTGTTGAAGAAGCCTCTAAAACACAACTGATTCAAGGAATTGCCTTGTCTGTAGAAGATTATGTTACAGCCATTGTAATATCTTCTACAGGAATTAATTGTTGTGCTCTTTCTTTAACAATCCCTATTACAACTATTACAAATCAAGAACTAGTTAATTTACAATTTGATAATGTAAATACCTCTTCTTTATGGAGACATCTTACAAACCCTATTTTATATAATGATTTCTATGGTTGTATAGCTCCTTATGTAATTGAATATCCTTTTGCATACCAGTTTCAGGATGAAATTCTTCAAAATGTAAAAGACTATACGAAAACATATACATACCTTCCATCTATAAACGGGGTATTTGACGATAATCAAAAGATAGAGACAGATGATTCATATTTTAACAAAGCAGTGATTTATAACGGGCAACAAAGCTCTGGTGTGTTAGAATTGGTAAATAAACCAATGAACAACTTGAAATTATACATGACCTTCCCTAAATTCAATACAAATAGTAAAACTATTACATTTACGAAAAGTGATAATTTCTATCAATATAATACTTTCTGGGATGTTGTAAAATCTAAATCTATTCCTTTATTTCTAACCTCTTGTGAAAGCATGTCTATTGATAAAGAGGTTAATCAGGAGAATATGAACTATACATCAAGAAGTTTTAATAAGTTTCCTTTTAGAGCTAAGGATGCTAAAATAAGACATATTCTTGACAATCGTAATGATCTACACTTAGTTTCACAATTTTTATCTGCACCAGCTCAGTTATCATATAAATAAATATGTCAAAGAAAAAGAAATTCAAATATCAACTAGGAGGAGAGCTATATGCTAGTTTATCTTCAATTGATGACACTAAGCCTGTCAAAGTAGAAAAGGCTAAAACTCATGTGTTTAAAAATAAAAAGGAACACGATTCTTATTATTTAAAACAATCTCTATTACGTTTATCTCCTGAAGACAGACAGTTATACGATAATGCTGTTGCTGGAAAAGTAACTAATATTAGTCCAGAAAGTGTTATTGCATTAAGAGCTCCAACTCCTCTTTATTCAGATTATATAAAAGGTAAAGCTCCTATAGAACCTATGGGAAATGTGTTAGGAAGAGCTTATGGTTTGAAATATGGTGGTAATTTGAAAGCTCAACAAGGAAAGCAAATCATTACAGGCGACTCAATGTATGACAACATTCTTAATAAGAGAGATAGTGTAATACAAGCAGGAGGAGCAAGAGGTCATAAAGACTGGGATTATTTCCTAAAACAAGGAATAGAGAAAGTAAAGGCTATAAAAGCCAAACAATTACAAGGAAAAATTGATAGCTTAAATATAATAGAAGATAATCAAGGACAACTGAAACACCCTGGAAAAATCACAAAAATCAACTCTAATAAAATAACAATGAAGGGAGTACCATATCCTGTATTAGGTATTTCCAACGAAAGTGACAAGAAACTTATGTTCCCTGATCAAGAGTATGATTTTAGAGGAAGTTCTGTAACAGAGTTTCCTTTATTGAAAAATGGAAAGAAACTTAAGAAAGCACAAATGGGAACATCTCCTCTTCCTAACAATTTAAATTGGGGAAGCGAAGACTTATTTGTCCCTGGTCAATTCACAGCACAAGGACAATTAGAACAATTTTCTAATACTCTCCCTAACAACAATTTCCTTGGAGATATAGGTGATAAATTAGGTGGTCCAATGGGAATATTAAATTCTGCCACTTCTTTAATTGGAGGTATACAACAGATAGGACAGGGAAAGAAAGCTAAACAACAAGCACAACAGGCATATGAACTTTCTGAATTAACTAAACAAGTTAGTGAACTATCTCCTGAAAGAACAAAGCGTAAATATTTTAGACCAGAAGATCAAGTTATTGACCCTAATACTGTAATGCCTACTTATGGAACAGGTACAAACTACCTTGCCAAAGATGGTGCTAATTTACAAAACGGTGGATTTCTTGATCAAACAGGAAAATTCTTTGAAGGGATTGGTACAGGAAGAGCTAGTAATTTAGGACAAATATTAGGAAGTGCTGTTACTGGTCAAGGAGGAGTTCCTAATGGAGGAGGTCAAGTTGGCAGTACTTTAGGAGGGGTGGCTGGAAGTTTGTTAGGTCCTGTTGGTGGAGCTGTAGGTAGTTTCCTAGGTGGAGCTATTGGTGGAGCACTAGATATAAATGCAAAAAAAGCAGAGGAATATAATAGAAAAGCTAATAAGAATTTAGGAATAGCAGGTTTAAATCAAAGTGTTTCAAGTCTTAGAAATTCATATACAGGATTTATGGAAGACGGAGGAAATTTAAGAATTGGTGGACATTTAAGAGCTAATAAATATGCAATGGGAGGAGACTTAGAAACCTATGAAGGAGGTGGTGCAGCACCTATTTCTTCAAACCCTTATTTACCAGATACAGGTGAAACTGTGATGTTCAGAGGAGATTCTCATGAAGAAGGAGGTATTGATATGAAGTTTGGTGGAAATAGAGTTGAAGTAGAAGGAGGAGAACCTGCTGTTAAACTTGGTGATGGACTAACGGTTTTTGGTAACATGAAGATTCCCCCTTTTGGTGTATTGGAATTAAATGATCCTAAAGCTAAAGGAAAGAAATTCAAGAATTATATTGCTGACTTAAGTAAGGCAGAAGATAAGCAAAATAAAATTACAAATAAAAATATGAAGATGATTGATGAGCTTGAACTATCGACACCTTTCGATAAGCTTAAGTTTTCTTCAAGAAAAGCTATGATAAAAGGAGCAGATATGAGACTTAAAGATATTGCACAAAAGAAGCAAAATGCTTCTATTATACAGAATGCTATTCTTGAAACAGCAGAAGAATATGGTTTAGAAAGTGATGCTCTTGCTAGAGGACATATTAAAAAAGCAAAAAATGGTTTGAAAATTGCTCAGGATGGTCGTACTATTTCAAGAGCTGAAGTAGAAGAATATCTAAAACAAGGGTGGCAACCAGACCCTTCTAACCCTAATAGACTCTTCATAAAATCTTCTATACCAGGAGAAACAGAAACTATTAATGTAAAAGCTCCTGGAAAAGGAGGAGAAGAATTTAATAGAGCTTTTGCTGAAGCTAGAAGAAAAGGAGTGGAGGAATTCAATTATAGAGGAAAACCTTATACAACTGACTTATATAAAGGGGCTAAAAAGACCATAAATACCCCTAGTACAGATTTTACCGATTATTTGGACATTATAGACCCTATGAAGCCTTCTCCTCAGGCTACACCGCAAATCTCACCTGAGATAAGCGCTAAATCTAAGGGCTTTAATGTAGCTGAATTCATTAATACAGCATTGCCTTATTTAAGGCCGTCTAATCAATTAGGATTAGACCCTAATCAATTGGCAGGAGAAAGACTAGCTTTGGCTTCTAATGAACTGGAACCTGTACAAGCACAGCTTTACAACCCTTTATTAGAGCAGGTTAGTGACATTTCCTTACAAGATCAGATGAATGCTAATCAGGCTGATTTTAACTCAATACAACGCACTGTAGGAGCAAATCCTTCTGCTTTGGCTACATTAGCTGCACAAAAATACCAAGCTAATTCAGGGGTGTTAGGAGAGCAATTTAGGTTTAATCAGCAACAAAAACAAGGTGTTTTCAATAGAAATAGGGGTACTTTAAATGATGCCCAGTTGAAGAATTTAAGCATTTTAGACCAACAATATGTAAGACAAGCAACTGCTAAAAGTAAAACTAAAGCGACTGCTCAATCCGCTATTTCCTCTATTTCTGACAAAATACAACGTAACAAGCTGGAAAACAGGACATTAGGAGTATATGAAAATCTTTATAATTACAGATTTGGTCCTAAAGGATATGCTTACAACCTTAATCCACTGGCTGATTTTCAATACCCTTCAGCAGGAGATACAGGAAATCAGTATTTAGATGGACTAGTTCCAATAGGAAAAGAACCTGAATTCAATTCTAGAGGACAATTAAAAGATGTTGGAACTAAAGCTAAGACAGGACGAAATGGCTCTTTGGTAAGAAGCTATAAAAACTGCTAATCAATCAAGTTATACCTAAATTACTAATTTTCGTTATAAATTTGGTATATCTAACAATTTGTGTTAATTTTGTAATAACTAAATATTGTAATATGCTTAAAAACAAACCCAATGATAAGTGGATCTATAAAGCCTTGATAGATTTTCCTCCTCTTAAAAAAGAGGAAATGTTCTCAACAGAAGAAAAAGAATTAAATCCTCAACATTTCAAAAAAGTAGCATATTACCGATATGCTTTTGTAGGAAATATGCAAGAAAAGCTTAATGAAGTAATGGAAAAAGATCTAATGAAACATTATGCTAAAACTGTAAGTTGTTCTCCTAGAGGTAATTATATTACAACTAAAATAGTTAATTTACCTGCACTCTCTCTTAAAGAAAAGCTCAAAAATTGGGTGTGTTCAATATTCAATATTCCTGATAAAGAAAAGCAAAAAGAAGACGATTTATATTTTAATAGTCTTTTTGATAAAGATATAACTAATCACTTTTAAACACTAATCAATTGGCCTCGTTTACAGATACCATTCAAGAATTCAACCCTTATGTGCAACAACTGCCTGTAGAAGCTATGGTGCAAGTTGGTGCACGTAAGCAAGCCTTGTATGATCAAGGGTATCAGAAAATACAAGCAAATATTGATAATATTGCTGGTATGGATGTTATCAGAGATGTTGATAAAGCCTATTTACAAAGTAAACTTGGTGAATTAAAAGGAAGACTTAGAGGTATGGCAGCTGGAGATTTCTCTAATTATCAATTAGTGAATAATGTAGGAGGAATGATAAGCCAAGTTGGTAAGGATAAGAATATTCAAAATGCTGTAGGAAGTGCTGCTAAATATAGAAAAGGAGTGGCTGAAATGGAAACAGCTAGAAAAGAGGGAAAATCCTCTCCTTCTAATGAATATGTATTTAATAGACAAGCTCAGAGTTGGTTGAATAGCCAGGACATTAATAGCTCTTTCAATGGAGCATATAAACCATATTCCAATTGGAAGAAGAATGGACTGGAAGTTTTAAAATCCCTAAATAAAAATAAGGCAGTTTCAGATGATGCTTTTACAGTTGATGGGCAAGGAAACATTGTAATAGCGGATGCAATAGTAAGAAAAGAAATGGCTGGTATTTCTCCAGAACAAATACAACAAGCACTGATGGTTGGTCTTACACCTGCCGATTTTGAACAGATGGGAATTGATGGAATTTATAATTTCTCGAATGTTGATGATGTTCAATTCTCCAGAGGTATACAACAACAAAGTAGTGGTACAATAAATTTCTATGAACAACAAAAGAAAATTCTAGAGAATGCAAAAAGCTCTACAACTTCTGTTCAGGAGAAAGAAAAACTTAATGGACAAATATCAAACATTGACAAAATCATTAGAAATGTAAGAACAGATTATTCAGAAGTTCTTGTTTCTTTACAACAAGGAAACTCTGATGCTGCTAGAGCTCAATATTTCACACGAAACGCTATAGATGGCTTTGCTAAGGCCTTTTCTTATACAGAAACATCTCAAACAGTACATGATAGTCCTTATGTAAAAAATGCTCAATGGAGAGAAGAAATGATGCTGAAAGCAAAGCAATTCACTTTAAAATACAATCAAGATGAAAGAGGTCTTGCTTTAAAAGAAAGAGAAATAAGAACTAAAGAACAAGGAGAAGCAGACTATGGAGTTTTGGGTGCAGGAGTTAACCAAGAGAATGTTCCTAGATATACATTTGATAGAATTGTGCAAGAAACTAGAGATGGAGCTTTGACAGTGGAGGCAGTTGATGCTAATTTTATACAAAATCAAGGAAAAGATAAACAATGGCTTAATCAACAAAAGCAAGCATGGGAGCAATCTCCTGCAAGTGTTTCTCCTATTGTAGCGGAACATCTTTCTCTAACAGAAAAAATGAGAAGAGATGTTCTTTCTGATATTGTAATGATAACAGATATTGAGAAAAAGGCAGTTGACACATATGGAGATATTTATTCAAAAATTCCAAAAGATGCTCCTTCTTTAAGAATCTCTTCAGGAGGAACTGAAACTTCATATTCACCAAAAGAACTTGTAGACTTTAATGATATGTCTTCTAATTATATTTCAGCAGGAGCATCATTTGTAACAGGAGCAGGTACAGGAGGTGGAAGAGGTACTGTATATGATTATGAAAAAGCTAAAAAAGAAATGTCTCCTAAGATGTTTAAATTGTTTCAAATGAAGGGAGGAGCAATTCCTGCCAATAAAACAGTAGATGATGCTCTAAGATATTACAGCAACACAGTTAATCAACCTTATTCAGAAACTTTAAATAAGATAAATAAGTTTACAGCCGATGAAGTTAGTAAAAGGCTTTCTTATAATCAAGGAGCTATGAATAGTATTCCTACAGCAAATGCTGATCAGAAAACATCAATGGCTAATAATCTTGCTAAAATTATAGAGCTTGCTAAAGCTCCAGAAGGAATAGCAAATTCTCCTAATTTCGATATTGAAACAGCAAAGAAATTAAGAGATAATAAGGATGCTCTTTATTTCATTACAACAACACCTGGCACTTCTGATGGAAGGCAAGCTCCTTCATACACATTAAATGTTAGTGGAAAAGAGGGAGAAGTGGCAGTTAATATTACTCCTGAACAGAAACAGAATATGTTTGGAGCAGCAAGATTTGAAGCAACATCACAACTACAGGCTGTACAGCCATATTTAGAACAAATGAGAAAAATGGGAGGATATTCTACAGCATATAGCTCTGGACCATCTACACCAGATAATGCTTATCTTTCAAAAATAGATTTTCCATCAGCAAATGTCTATGGTGTTAAAGGGAATATTGTCACCTTATCACCAGAAAGTGGACGTTATACAGTGAAATTAAACATATTCGACCCTGTTACAAAAACATGGCATAATGATATAGATTACCCTAGAACAGGAATGATTTCAAAAGACGCCTTAAATGATGCATTAAGAATGTTAAATGATGCTGCTATTTTCGAACTTATTAATGAACGTCCTGCAACATCGAATGATTTAAAACAAGTAGAGAACGCCTCTAAAAAACCTTTATAATGGCCCAAGAACCACAAGTTCCTTTAATTGACAGAGCTGCTTTAGAAAAAGCTTATAATTATTCCCCTCAACAAACACAGGTAGATTTACCTAATATTCCTTTTAAGGGGTTAAATACAACTCTTCCAAATGTTGATGGACAAATTACGCCTTCTGCACTGTCTGCTATTGAAAATCATCTTCTTGCTAAACCATCTGATAGAAGACCTCTTACAGGAGGAGGTATTTCAAGAAGTTTGAAAGAAGTGACATCTAACAGATATGACACATTAGTTCCTGGAGATTATAATAACGAAGATGCTTATGCTCAAGGACAGGGATGGGTTGATAAAATGGTTAATGGTGTAGGAAAGGGACTTGTATTAACAGGAACAACTTTCTTACAATCAACAGCAGGTTTATTAAATGGTGTAGTTAATTCCATAAATGATGGAAGAGCTGCTTCATTCTATGATAATGATTTTAACAGAGCTCTAGATGAGCTTAATAAACAATTAGAAGACCAACTTCCTAACTATTACAAGGATGTAGAAAAGAATGCCAGATGGTATTCTCCTACAAAGCTATTTACAGGAAACTTCTTTTGGGATGGCATTGTAAAGAACTTAGGATTTGCAGCAGGAGCAGCTCTTTCAGGACAAGTTTATGCAGCAGGACTTAGAGCACTTCCTTTAACATCACGTTTATTCTCTGTAGGAAAAGCAGCAGAAACTTTAGCTGCTACAGAAGAAGGACTTCTAGCAGCTAATAAAGTAGCTGATACTTATGGAAAAGTGAGAGGTCTTTCTGATCAATTCCTTTCTTCATATAGTGCTTTAAATACGGGAGGACGTGCTTTAGTAGCTGGTTTAGCTACAACAGGTGAAGCAGGTTTTGAAGCTTTTCATAACCTTAATCAATTTAGAGATGAAAAGATTGAGGAATATAAAGCCTTAAATAACGGAAGAGAACCTATTGGTGCAGACCTTGATAAAATCAATATGGAGGCAGACCATGTTGGTAACTCTTCATTCTTGTTAAACACTGCCTTACTATCAGCAACAAATTATATTCAATTCCCTAAAATCTTAGGAAGCTCATATACAGCAGAAAAAGGACTTATTAATTCTTTAAAATCAGATATTTCTGCTGTTTCTAAAAATGAAGCTGGTCAATTCATTGCTCCTCAAGCAAGAACATTAGGAGGAAAACTTCTCTCTGGAATAAAAACTGTAGCACCTTATACATTCTCAGCCTCTGAAGGGTTTGAGGAAGGGGCTCAATTTGCCATTTCTATAGGAACACAAGACTATTATAATAAGAAATATGATGGGGATGTAGCAGATGTTTTAGATTCAATGGCCCAAGGTATTACACAAACCATTGGAACAGACGAGGGTATGGAGAATATTCTAATTGGTGGACTGTCTGGAGCATTGATGCTAGGAAGAGGAAAATTCAAAGAATCTGTTGAAAGAAGTAAGAATACAGCGGATGCTATTCAAAAGTTCAATAAATGGCAACTTTCTGATTTCACAAAAGACACTATAGATAGTGTTAATAGAGGAACAGTATTACAACAAGAAAGAGAAACCGCTTTAAGACAAGGGGATATTCTTGAAAGTAAAGAAAAAGAGGCTGATTATATTATAAACTATCTTACTCCTAGAATCAAATATGGTCGTTTTGACCTTATAACAGCTGATATAAATGATTATAAAGAACTTGCTTCTACAGAACAAGGGTTTGCTCAATTACAATCAGAAGGAAAAGTATTGAATGGTGATACAAGGGAGGCATACATATTACGTCTTGCCAATCTTGAAGATACAGCTAAAAATGTAAAATCTCTATACCAATCTCTTAATTTGAGGTATGGAGGAAATGCAGCATACACACCTGCTGTAATAGACCAGATGATATATGCTGCTTCTAAAGTGGCAGATTATGACAAACGTCTTCCTTCTCTTTCATTATTATTAATGGAGAATGCAATTAATTCAGAAGAGTTATTCTTTGATGGTAAAATCAATCAAGAGAATATTGATAAAGCTGTATCTAATGTTAATAAGTTAAATGTCAATTCTGATATAAAAGACGAAATAAAATCTAATTTAAGAGATTATTTAGAACTCTCTTTAAGAAGAGATTTATTTATAAAAGAATATGATGATATTAAGAAATCTCCTGAGAAATATCAAGTAAAGGATACCACTCCTGTCATAGAAGAAGAGGACGTTGTTGAGGTAAAACAAGCAGTTCCAGGTACTAGAAGATCTATTCCTAAAGAAATAGAGGTTGGAAAGCAATATTCTCTTTCACAACCTATTAGAAGAGAAGGAAATACAATTCAGGTATCTCCTAAGCTTTCTGTTGTTTCTAGTACATTAGGAGGAGAATTTGAAACAATACTTCCTAGTGGAGAAGTTGTTTTCCTGTCTCCTGCTAAATTTAAAGAATATGAAATATCAGATGTTTCAAATGATTCTGAACAAATAAATCAAGCGGTTTCTTCAGCAATTGATGAAGTTTTAACTAGGAGTAAATATAAAGAAATACCTGCTCCAACTGGAGACAAAATTGCTTATGTGAATTCTTTAGATAACAAGAAGTTAATTGATGATATTTTAAAAGAAGTAGATGCTCAAATAGAAGAGTTTAAAAAACAACAAGAACAAGCTTTAAAATTAGCTAAAAACAAAGCTCTTTTACAACAAGTATTAGGTACACATACTTCAGATATTGAAAACAATGTTTCTGAAGGAGAATATCAACCTGAAAAGAAAAAGGATGATAATGCTGTTATTAATGGAACTGTTGCTGTAGATGATGGGAAACCTCATCAAAAAAGAGCTAATACCTTTGGTATCAATCTTCCTAATTTAGAGAATAGAGATAAATTAAGAGCCCTTGAAATCACTGCTAAAACAGAAGCTAAAGCTGGTATTCCTGGTCTTATAGAACATTTAATTACAGGAACAACTATTGATAAAAACTCTGTAGTGGCTGTAGTATTTGTACAGGATGATGGAAATGAACAATTTTCTTTTGTAGATGAAAATGGAGAAGTAATTAAAACCTCTCTTCTTGATAAGGCTATTTACCAAGTAAGACCTAGAGAGGTATTAGAACTTAATTATGGAAGCGGTCCTGAAACAATGTTCAGAGACTCCACTTCTAAAGAAACTCAAGAAGAACTTAAGAAAAGATATGCAGCTCACAGAGATTTTGTATTGAAATCAGAGGTTCTTCAACCTATGAAGGAATTCAATGCTAGCTTTGGAATATTGAAGTATGAACAAATAAGTAATGATAAAGGACAACTTGTAGATAATTTTGGAGCTGAAAATAGCGTTCTTAATATAGGATTTGTAACAGAAGATGATTTTGCTGAAAAGGAGAATTTATTAGAAGTTAGTACATTAAATGACCCAACTCCTGAAAATGGTGTGTCATTTAAAAACTTTATAGGAAGAGTATTATTAAGAGTTCCTGGTGTAGGAATGCTTAAATTAAACACTTCTAAACTAGGAAAGAAGAGAGTAGAGAACATATATTCTGCTATTCTACAAGTTGCTAAGAATGTCAATGAAGACACTAAGAATGGAGTAAAGAAATCTGAACCATTGTTCTCATGGCTAAAAACAGTTGTATATTGGGGTATTCCTAAAAACCTTAAAACTGATAAAAGAACAGAGCCTACATATAATAATGTATGGTTTGAACAATTAGAAGATGACACAACCAGACTGTTTATATCTGGTAGAGGTGGAAACTTTATATTTACCCCTTCTTCTATAGAAGCTAATAAGGAACAAATCGTTCTCCTATTAGAGAATATGTACCATAATGTGTCTAATTCAGAGCTTAAAAAGGGTTTAAAGAAATACAGAGAATTAATAGGTTTTGACAAAGAAGGAGCTCCTGAATACAAAACATGGGAAAACTATCAAACTTATTTAGTTTCTGAAAAGGCTGTTACAACACCTGTTCTCGCTGTAAAAGGAGATGAACAAAATAGAGAAGGAATATACTTCGTATTACAAAACTCTCTTGAATCAGAGGTTGTAACTGCTCCTAAAGAACAACCAAAAGCAGAAGGACTTCAAGTGTATACTAGTCCTGAAGGTAAGAAAATCAACTATCTTGTAGAAGATGGAAATGTTATTCTTAAGTCTGGAGCTGATTTAGCAGAGGTTATGCAGAAAGTTAAGCCTATTGCTATTGCTAACAATCCAGGTAAAACATCAGATGAGGTAAAAGCAATTGTAGTTAATTCTATTCAAGAAAGAATAAAAGG